CGCTATGGCTGGTGGAAGTAAAGCTGACAATAATTTATTAAGTAACTTTCGAGACCTAGCTGGTAATAAAGTAACTAATGTAAAAGAACAGCGTACTGCTATTAAAGAAGACGAGCGTGCTATTTCTGATAAGCGTAAAGATGCTATCGCTGAGAAAAAAGCATTAATGGAACTTGGTGATAAAGAAAAAGAGAACGATCCGAATAGTGACGTTTCTAAAGCTTATCGTGAGTATATGCTTAGTTACGCACAAGCTGCTAATCTTCCTGTTAAAATCAGCGATAACATGTCTATGGCCGATTTACAAAAAACTACAGGCATTCTTGGTAACATTGTTTCAGCTAAAATGGCACAGGATGCTAGACGTGATAATATGATTTTATCTCGTGAGGCTAATGCTTCAAATAAAATCGAAAAACAATCTATGAAAAACTTAGACTTCGCTGAACGACAACATGATCGTATCACTAAATCTGAGCCGTATAAAAAAATGACTACAGCAGAAGAACAGTATGTTTCAGCTATGTCCGCACTTAAAGATCCTTCTGGAGTTAAAGACATCGACGTTCTTTATAGAACAGTTCGAGGCTTCGATCCCAATTCAGCGGTGCGTGAGGGTGAGATTGGTTTGGCACAACAAGGTGTTTCACTTAAAGCTGTGTTAGAAAATCAAATGTCTCGTCTAGGAAATAACCCTCGTGTTATACCTAAAGAATTTATCGAACAAGTTGTGAAGCTTGCTGAAGTAAATAGACAAGTGGCGCAAAAACAATATGGCCGACATGTTGACGGTATTAAAAAGAACGCATTACAACGTGGACTCGGTGAGCAAGATTTAGACATGATTGATCCTATGATGATGAATCCTGTCGATATGAAACCGCCTAGTATTGAAAATGACCCTCGTGTTGATAATTTTATGAAAAAGAATAACATTACAGATCGTAAAGAAGCTGTTAAAATACTAAAGGCTGCGGGTAAAATCTAATGTCTAAACAGTATGATTTTTCAGATTTCGATGACGCTCCAAAACAACAAGCTAACTCTGCTCCTAAAATGGATTTTAGTGATTTTGAATCACCTGAAGGTATTTCTAAATTAGAAAGCTTTCTTCGTGGCACAGGTCAAGGTGCGAGCTTTGGTTTCGCTGATGAAATTACAGGTGCAGGTGAAGCTGCTCTTGGTAGCTTAGGTGTTGTTCCTGATAAAACGTATGAACAGGCTCGTAACGAAGCTAGAACTAACTACGCTGCTGCACAAGATGCAAATCCTATTACTTACGGTACGGGACAAGTCGGTGGAGCATTAGCTACATCACTGGTTCCTGGAATGGCTGTATTAAACGCTGGTAAAGGTATCTTAGGTGCTACAGCAGTAGGTGCTGGTGCTGGTGCATTAGCTGGTGCTGGTGAGTCTGAAGCGAGTATTACCGATGCTGATCTATACAAAGATACTGCACAGAGTGCTCTTATTGGTGGACTATTGGGCGGTAGTGTTGCTGGTGTTGGAAATACTTTAGGTGCTTTAAAGAACACGCCTTTGGGTAAAGTTGCTGGAGCTGCTCGTAAAGGTCAACTTGGCGACGACGTTGCTAAAACTATGGCTACTGATATTAAATCAGGCATAACTAGTATAGCTGATGAAGCTGCTTCTAATGTAAAGACCGCTGGAACTAAGCTTGGTACTATTAAATCTGAACTTAAACCTGAGAACATTAGACAAACACAAGACGCTTTAGATGAAGTTATCAATAATTTATCTAGAGATATGAATGCTTCTAAGTATCGCGGAGTTGTTGAAGATATAAAGAATATGTCAGCAAATTTAGATAACATGAGTGCTAAAGATATAGATAAACAAATGAAATTCATCGAGTCTCAATTTGAAGGTGCCGGATTACAAGGTGGCGATCTTAAAGAAGCAATGAGCGGGGTTAACAATGCAATTTATGCTAACAACCCAACTTATTCTCAAAGTCTTTCGGAAGCAAAAAAAGCTTTTATTCCTGCCGCACAAGCTGATGACGCGTTTAAAGGTGTTGGGGGTGTAGACGCTACGTCTTACTCGTCTGATCAGAATAAAAAATTAGAAGTAATTAGAAATCTATTTGAAGATCTAAAGACTTCTACAAGAAATCCTGTTAACCGTGCCAGCAGTAAGCTAGATGATCTAGGTTTGGTTACTGGTAAAACAGATGATATTAATAAGTTACGTTCACAAGCAGATGATTTAGTGTTCAATAGAGAAGTAGCAGATGCTACAGATCCTCGTAATATGAAAACGTTTTCTGCTGTTGGTAAGGGTGCTTTATACGGCGGCGCTAAGCTTGTCGGTGAAGGTGCTAAAGCTTTTGATAGTAATATTGCTGTACAAACGGCACAAAAACTAGCATCAAAGTTAGGTAATTCTAATTTAGGTAAGAAAATAACAGATACATTAGCTATGGAACCTACTATGCGAGACAGAAGTCTTTTTGTGTTATCACAACAGCCGTGGTTTAGAACTTTAACTAAGGACGATAAGAAATAAAAGGATGTATTTATGTCGGATGCAAAGGCGATAATCGCAAAGCTAGATAAATTGGACAGCAAGCTTGACAAATTAGACAGTCGAGTGGACAATATTGATGTTACTCTCGGTAAACAAGAAACAAGTTTAGCTGAACATATTCGAAGATCAAACAACCTAGAAGAGTGGTCTGCTCGTCAAGACAAAGACATCGCTGAAGTTAAATCATTTAAAGATATGTCTATCGGTGCATTGAAAGTGTTAGCTTCTATTGGTGCAGTAATAACACTACTCGTAGCCGTATATACAGCAGTTAAGTAATGGATAGACTAAAAAATTTACTAGAAAAATATAAAATAGCAGAACAAGATAAAAGTACCTATCTTGACGAAGAACCTCGTAATTTTATAGCAGATAAAATAAATCCTTACCTTGAAAATATAGGAGTATCTATTCCTAAAATCAGTGTCGCAGATAGAAAGCAGCACACAAATGACCTTACAGACCCAGAAAATGCAGTATTGAATATGGGACTGGGTGGTATAGGAAAGGCTGCACTTAAAATCGCACCATTTAATCCGGATTTAGCATCTAGAGTTGCTAGGGCATTTAAAGAAATGAAACACGACCCAACCGACCCAGGGGTAAAATCTGCGTATCAAAAGCTAATTGAAGAAGTAACCTCTCAGTACGACGATTTGGTAAAAAGTGGACTAAAGGTAGATAAAATTGTAGGAGAAAATCCGTACAAGTCATCTAAAGATCTTATTGATTCGGTAACATCGTCAAATCAAATGAAATACTTTCCTACCGAACAAGGATTCGGGTCCGGACAGGTATTAGATAACCCGTTATTACAAAAAACTGGAAAATTTAATGCTTCTGGAGACGAAATGTTGGCTAACGATCTTTTCAGAGTGGTACATGATTATCACGGGCATGTGAAACCTAAATCATCTTTTGGTCCTAAAGGCGAAGAAGTTGCCTACCAAAACCACAAGGCTATGTTCTCTCCTGAAGCACAAAAAGCTTTGGCGACAGAAACTCGCGGTCAAAATAGCTTTGTAAATTTTGGAGATAATGCTGCTTACAATAAGGCTAATCCACAAAATACTATATTTGCGGATCAAAAAACCGGATTACTACCTGATTGGGCTATAGATGAAGATTCTGCAAAAATGGTTACAGAAACACCACTAATACCAAAATTCACAGGTCTTGTAAATTATTTAAAACAGAAACAAACTAAGTAGTTTATTTTTTAGTAGTTTTCTTGGTGTGATTTTTTAGCTTAAGAAACTTTGGATCATTTTTAAACAACTCGTCATAAAAATTCTTTACTTCCGTTGGTATGATAGCTCCATTTCTTTTCAAAGCTAAATACTCCGATACCGTAAGTAGTTCATTTTCATCATCTCTGCGCTGTAGTAGCTGTTCCTCGTGATCGTCTGTGTATATAGATGACTGCATGGTCTCTATAATAAAATCAGGGTCAATATCAACATTACGTCCAGACGCTTTGCTCTGACCATATATATCCCTTTGGCGGGCATTATTTTCAGTGTATATTTCTTTCTTCTTAGCTACACTCTTTATTAGTTTTTTACCAGCATGATTAAATCTAGCCCCTAATGTCTCTTCCATAAAAGAATTAAGCCATGTTTTAGTTTTATCGTCTAGTTGATCAGCGTAGTCGCAGTCGTGATACTCTTGTTTTACTCTTGAGAAGAGTCTTTTATTAAGACCTGCGAACTGGCTAACATCTCTAAATGTTCTTTTTCTCTTGGTGTCAGTTCCAGCTTTTTTCCCTTTTTTGTTAGGTGGGCCTTTTTTGCTGACTGTATTCTTTTTAGTTTGATTGACCATGCTGGATTTTCTTCCTTGAATTTTAAGTAATTAATCTTAAATATTGCTGAACATTTTAAAGCGTTAATCAGTTGTTGAGTTTCTTTCTTGAAACCCTTCACAGTGTGTTTTTTAATTATTCCACTATTTCTAGTGTAAGTTTTAATGCTAGGTAGGTTGTTGTGTTTAGCGTGATACCAGTGTGCGTACATTTCAAACAAGTCAACGAGAAAGACGCGTTTAGAAAGATCATCCTCGGAGTAAAGGTTCTCTTTCAGAAATACGTCTAACTCGCTGTCTCCTAAATTAAATATACTATCGTCTGTTTTGGTTGAAGCAGCTTCTAATAGCTTCGCAATATCATCCATTATAATTCCAATGTTACAGCCACGCCGATGTTTTTATCTGTGTCACCATATACACCGATAAACACGTTTCCTAGTACTCGTTTCTCAACAGATCCACCATACTTCGTTTTTGATGTTTCAAGATTATACTGCGGGAACACTGACACTTTGTATTGTGGTTTGATTGATTCGGTTTTAGATTCTTTTGTAGTATCTTTTGTGTCTTTTTTAATTTTCTCTTTAATGATTGTACCATCTTTTTGTTTGATGATACGAGTGATGTATTCTGTCTCAGTTTTAACAGTTTCTTTTGTCTCAACTTTAGAAGGAGATAAATAACGACCTGTTCCGTAGGAAACAGCTAGAGCGACTATAGCAATTAGTATTTTGGTAGTTTTATTCATTATCTCTGTCCCATTAAAAAACATCTAATTTCGACAGCAGGCCTGTCTGAGCAGTCTATAAACATTTTTTGAGGCATGCCAGCTCGACGGAAAGACACTTTACTAATGTCTTTTTTCAAAGACTTCATTTTTTTTAGCATTTCATTTTGAATTACGGCTAAATATTTAATACCGATATCGTAATCATCAAACTTATCCACCATAGTATATGGAATATAAGCTCTAACTACCACTGTATCTTTTGTTTCATCAACCTCACCACTAACCTCTGTGGTAAATCCTTCGGAGTTTAAAGCGAACGCACCTTCATCAACTTGCGCGGTAGTAACAGCAACAGATACTTCGATAGGGTTAACCCATTTACTCAAAAAGTCAGCGTACATAGAATCTAGTTTATCAACACTAAGCATTATTTACCTCTTGCACACAGTATGCCACAAAAGGAGATGGTTGTCAAGCTATTTCTTTGCTATATCCATGCCAATATCAAATTCCTCAAGTAAATCAACTACTTGGTCTTTTATTTTCTTTTTAGACTTAGGCTTTGAAGCGGATACTTTTTTAACACGATTCTGTTTTCTTATCTCGTTCTCACCTTTGGTTTTTTCAGAATGGCAATCTAAACACAAACATTGGTAGCCTGAATGGTGATCAGGTAACATTCTTTCAGCATACTCGTCGAGCGTTGTGTACCCTTTAATTGGGTCTACAACTGGATCTACGTGATCCATTTTTTTATCCTTGGTGCCTATAAGCTTTTCACACATAGCACATTTATATAGCCCTCTAGACACTCTGGCGTGCGATATAGCTTGAGTTCTAGCATACCATCTGTACGAAGCTCGTCTCAATGTTTGTATAATAAACTGTTTCTTTGATATAGGCTTTCTTGTGCTCATACCATATATGTTATTCTTTGGTGGCTCCTATGTCTAAATATATAGCCAAAGCTATAAACACGGCTGCACCAAGGTTAACCAGTGCTGTACCTAAATGTATATTAACCAAGTAGAAAGCAAAGAATGTATTAATTAATAGAAAAATCCATTGTGCGGTTCTTACCATATAAACTCAACTTTCGTAATTACATACTCGCCTTGTTGTTTTAAATATACAGATTGATCGAAAGGTCTTGTGCGCTTTAAATATTCTCGTACGCTATCGTTGAAGATAGTTGGAAACGCCTCAGTATCTTCATATTTAGTTAGAGTGTGTCTTATTTTGTGCTCAATATATTTACCGCTGCCGCCTTGATAGTTATCCCAATAATATGCTGTAAAATAAATTAATACGTCCATTACTCTAATTCTTTCTTGACTAGGTTCAGAACATCGTCCATATCTTCATTAAATGGGTGACCACAAGCATCGTCACTTCTCATTTGTCTCTCGCATACGGTAACTAAGTCCGAAATAACATCTTTTAATCGCTGAACTTCTGAATACTCGATAACGTGTAGGTCGTCGTCGTTTACTCTTTCAGTTAAACCTGTGTAAGAATCGTCCCACGTTACTAAATAGTATTCTTTAGGTTTGTTCATTGTTTTTTACCACTCTTTCCATATTATTCAGCGCTGCTCTAGCTACTTGTGTGTCTGCGTGTAAGACGTGTATAGCTTCGTCAGGTTCGCATATCGGTTTACCAACTAAATGTATAGCTGCGATTGAATCCAAAGCTTCCGTAGCTATTTTTAATCTAGCTTGTGTTAGTTCCAGCTCAGCAATTAACTTATTCATATTCTTTTGTGTTACGTCGTAGACCTTACCTATGATATGAGTCATTTTAAAACTCTCCTAAATCAGTAAAGCCATACCATTTAATCAAATATTCAAACGGATAGCTATAATACGGATTAATTCCTGGATAACCGAAGTCGTCGCAGATTGTGATTAACGGCAGTCCTCCGCCTGTGCAATCAGCTATAGCCATGACGTTGCATTGCTCCTGATATATCCAACGAATTTTAGAGTTAGTTTTCATTTTAAGTCCTCGTTGTTTGCTAAAAATTCATCTACATTTTTTTTAAACTCACGCCAATCTGTAGGCGTTACATAAAGAGAGGTGAAACCACCTCCGTCAGCCATGGTTAGGATAAAAACACCTTTGCCTAAATTCTCTGGGTCGTAATCGAACTGCAAAGATGCGTGTCCGTCGTCTAGCTTTATTACTTCACTCATTCTGCTTGCCCCTGTTCATAAGCCTTGAGAGCAAATTGATGAATTAAATTTACATCGTCTTTCAACTCATTCAAAGCCTCAACCAAAACCTCAGCTTCTTTTCGGGCTATGGCATAACCGGCGTCGAAGCCAGCATTAAAGCATCTTTGAGTCATGTAACCGTCTTGCGGTACTAACATCTTTTTATATTCCTCTGCCAACTCATCTCTCTTATTTCGTGTTGCGGTATTCATTTTAGAGTCCTTGTTTAGCTGATTGAATGTCTTCGAGCGTTTCCCACATACATCCATCAAATGTTAGTCTTGCGATTGGTTTTAATTCTTTAGGCATCTTAAATGGTTTTGAGTATTCCCACCGTTCTGAACCGTCATACTCGTGTCTCCACATTTTAGAGCCATCTTCAAATGCAATAATTAAGTCAGTTGCTATTTCTTGCGCACCAAATCCGCAGTCATATTCTATATCAGCTAATGTTTTGAACTCTTCCCATGAGCAAGAATGGCCTGATTGTTCAGAGCCAATAAAAATAATGTCTTTTTCGGTGTGACCAGATGATTTAATGTCTTCAATAGTTTCTTCTAATAAATTCATTTCTATTACTCCTCTTTAGGCTGGGTTTTAAGTGATACAAAGCATTTGTCGCAAATATGAATGTCGCTCATTATAGATTTATGGTCGTCGTATAATTCATACCAACCTTCAGGACATAAAAAGTGCTCGCCATTATAAGACATACTTGATTCTTTGTTACATAGTGAACAAACTACTGTGTGCTTTTTCATTCTTCTATTCTCCTTGCGCCGTGGCTGGTGGGTTAGCGGCTTGTCTTTTAAGTTCGTTTTCTTTTTCTAGCTCTTCCATGATGTCGAAAAAATTTGTAACTTCTAATTTCTTGTGCGTTTCGTTGTCGTACCAGTTGCCTTCATGCTCATAGCAAGGTGGGTTTCCGATAACTAACTTATTAGAAAGTGGTGCAGGTCGGTCTCTATACCATTGGCTCATTCAACCCCCAACAATTTTGCTGTTTTTTCTAAAGCTTCTCTAGATATAGCTATCATGCGAAAAATATCATCTTGGTCATAATCAACTTTTGTAATCGCATCTAAAGCCTCTGCCTGTAATTCGATGATTTTTAACAGGTCTTGTCTAGGGATATACTCGTAAGGCATTTTATTATACTTATCCAAGCGATTCTTAATCTTATCAATCATTTTACAGCCTCCCATTTTGCTTTAAGCTCGACGCCGCAATGTTTACATCTAAAATTTGTTTTCATAACTGTTCTTGAAGGAATGATTTGGCCTGTTGAACTCCAATCGACTAATAATGTTGGCGTTTCTACAGAAAATCCTTCGTGTACACATTCTTTCACTGGCAGCTTTTCGATGAACATGAGGCGGGCTTGGTGCGTATGGGCACTGCGTTCTGTCTCGGGTCCATTCATGTTCCATAAACTTGAGGCCATTGGCGTCTCTCCGTAACCGTAGACTGTAGTCGCAGCTTCTATAAGCGCTTGTAGTTTGGTGTTTGCAACTTGTGCACATAACTCTCGAGATAATGAAGCCCTTGCCCCGCAGGTTCCTAAAAAATCTTCTGGTTTAAATATATTAATTTTGCCCATGTTTATTGAGGCCCCTGCTACTGTGTCTGGTTCATAAAGTTTAGAATAGTCTCCGCAAGTACATCTATTACTATCGCAACACTGGTATAATTTATGAGGCATATTATCGGGTCTCCTGCTAAGTTTAAATGCAAATTAGGCGCCGAGCTTATAACGATTGTGGAGCTTCTGAGGCTACGGCGCTGATTAGTTTTTCGCTCTTTATTTTAAACACTCGAACCGTAGTCTGAGCCGCCAGTAGTTCTACGTTTATGAAAGTTGTTTAATTGCTTCTTGTTCATTTTTAAGGCTGTAGGCGTAGCTACTACATCACTCGCTGAGATGGTAAGCGCGGCTAGGGCTACTAGTATATTTAATATTGGTACGAGGCTCAAAACGAGAATTAGAATCGCCTCATTATCCCATACTTTGAACACTAGACGGCGGTAAAAAATACTCGCTAAGCATATTGAAAAAGCTGTTATTGTTATGTTTAGTAACATTTAATCTCCCTGTACACTTACGTTAACATAAGCTGGTGCATTTGTAAAGCTTAAAGTGTAATTATAAGTCTTTGTCTCAGTTTGGGAAGCAACAGCAAGCACACGCTGCTCTGTGTCTGTCGTAACTATTGCCGTAAATCCGTTTGGATTATTTGATAACACTGATATATTGTATACTTTAGAAGACTCTTTTGTAACAGTAAATGTTACAACGGGTCTTACGACCCCTTGGATGTGTAAATATGCTTGTGAGTTAGATGCGTTTGCTCGTCCTATAAAAAATAGAGACAAGACAATAAGGATATAAATTTTTATTAGTAATCTAAAGTCACGTTTCTTAATAGCATCGGATGCTACGATAAATAAAACAACGGCCAACGTAACGGCTACAGGTGTGACAACTAACGCAAGAGCTAATCTTTCATAAATATTCATACTATCCTCCACCTTGGTGATCAGTTCGTACGTCATTTGGATTTCTTGGAACAGAGCCTACCCACTCTCTGCCGTCGTAACACACGGGAAAGTACACAAATTTACCAGACCACGCTGTAAAAGGTACGCCTTCTTCTGTTCCGTAATCAGAGTCAAACTCTTTATCTAGATCTAATTCATCTATAGCTATAACTAAATCCTGTAAACATTCATTATTTGAAGCCGTAGCTCGTGTCAACTCTTTTCGCCAAGTTGTAATCATAACTCACCTATGTATTCAAAACCGACTAGGTGATTTGGAAAGTTAACATAAGACTCTTTTTTAACAATAATCAAATTACCGTACGTTTTACTCATTAGAATAATTTCTTTATTGTTATTTAAATCGTATGATAAAGCTTTAATTAAAAAATAAGCAACACTTAGTATAAATGCTACACCTATTACAGTAAAAAACATATCCATAAACACCTCTTAAACTAAGATAACACGGTTATCAGTTATTGTCAAGAGTTATTCTTCTTTTTTCTCATTTAGGTACAACTCTAATTCTTTGTCAAAGTCTTCTTTTTTGATTTTATTATCTCGTATCATTGTGCGCACCGTGTCTATTAAATCAAATCTAGATATATCGTCAGAAACTTCAACACGTTTACGGCGAAGTGTTCTTAATATTAAATATGATGGCAGTCTTACTATTTCAGAAATCATTTCATTTTACCTTTTGATCCGCACAAAGAACATTCACCAAAAACGCCGCGTTTGCCTAAGTCTAAAGTTTCTACCATTTTACCTTTACCGCATGATTCACATGAGCACGTTCTTTTTAACTCAACTATAGTGTCTTCGCTGTCGTTTCTAGGCTCGTCATCTTGTGATCTGTCGTATTTTTCATATTGTTTAATCTGTTTTCTGAGGCTGCGAATTTCTGATTCTAATTCACGAATGTAGCCACGGAAAGATTCAAGTTCGCTGTGGTTTTTATTCCTAGTTTTAGCCAGAAGTTACTCCTTTAGCCAATTAATTACAGGTTCCCATAATCCCATCCAGCCCTCGCCCTTGGTTCCACCTAGCCAGGAAGGTCTATACTCCCATGACACGGCGGACGTAACGTTACACCTATTACGCGCTTTATACCACGCAAAAGCAACACCCCTGTCCATACCCACTCGGTAGGTATCTCCAGTGCTGCGACTTCTAAATTTAAACATAAACTTTGTTGCTGCTCTAGACAGAGCAGTGGGATGTACTACTTTTGCTGCTACCAATTTCATCAGCAAAGTTGTGTCATCTGTCACTGTGCCATAAATGTAGCTTGTGATTGTAAATTTTACAGTCTGAACTAGTGTCATAGCGTCGTCGAGTAATCTGTATATTTTGTTCTTACGACCTTCTAATAAATTCCTAGTTGGGATAGAAAATTTATACTTATTTAACAGGTGAGTTTTTTGATTCGCTAACTCTTCTGTAAAATCATAAAGAACTATGCCGGTTAATACCGAACGTACTTGTTCCTCAGAAGCTTCTGCGCCGATTGAGGGGTGACTAAGTAACTTACCTTTGACAGTCTTTAGTGTACTAAGCTTGTCAATAAATGATAAGTCGCTGTCTACTACGGCCCCTAGTCCTCTATTTGTAAGCATTTCGTTATAAGAAGAATTACGAGTATTAATATAATCGTCGTACTCTTCAAAAGACTCTACTTCACCTTTAGGACGAGGAGGATTAGTTTTAGCTACCTGTTGATCTAATATCTTTTTATTAATATTTAAAAGCGTGAAGTACTTGCCTACATCAGCACAGCTTTGTGTGTTATTCCCTGTAGTATCCACAGGAAGGCCTAATTCGTCAAAAGCTATATTTAATTTCATTTAAATCCCGTAAACTATGTATAAGTACGTTAAGTAACTGTCTGCGTTGTGTTCTCTTATTTTACACACTTCTGAGATAAAAGTCAAGTCATATTTTCGATTTATGATTTTATTTTTCAACCAGTCAGGGTATAGACTTTGATATTTGATCATAGTTTCGAACATTATATTAATAAATTCAGGGTTATACTGCGATCCACCTGGAAGCATATTATCTGCTTTGTTTAAAATTAAATGTTTACTTAAGTCCATGTTTAACTCTTAAGCTTTTAAATTCGGCACGCATTTCTGGACGTTTAGGCCACACGCCGTTTATATACCAGTATTTATAAATCCAAATATCATAGTCTATTTCAACAAGAAGTCTTGACAACGGTATCTTACTGCCTATTTCTTTGTGGATAATAGTTTGATATTGACTTTCTATTTTTTCCATCTCATAAATATGCTTACGTTGTTTTTTAGTTAACTCTTTACCAGCCTCTTGTTTGGCAAGGATTTTATCAGTCTTTAAATTACCCTTACGACCGTTATGTGACCAGTGTAAGTGGTGTGAAATTTCATGAATTAGATCTAGGCACAACTGTAGCGGACCTTTTTTTGATCTATTGTATATAATTATTTCGGAGCCGTCCACTGCCCATTCTGCATTAGCTGGGTATCTAGGTTTTTCAATAAACGTCATCTTAATACCAAGACCCTCGGTATATTTACATAAACGTTTAAATTCAGCTTGCAGGTATTGCATGTATTTCCTTAAATTGCTACAACCATTGATTTCTTTTTGTCAACAGAAAGCAAGTTTTCCTTGCCTCTGTGCCATTTACCACAACCTGTACATTGATACCGTTGATATTTACCGGCAGCAGTTGTTTCATACCCTCTACGCTGAAAGTGCTCACTACCACAGTTACAAGTGGGTGTATTGGCATCACTAAACACTTGAAGGTTGACGCTCGTATCCCACGGTTGAAGCTTACCATAAAGCTCCTCTAGCGAAAGAACGTCATACTTGTTGTATCGTTCCATTTCTTTCCAAGCTTTTAGATTATTATTAACAATACACTCTTTCCATAAAGCAAAGCCGCTGAATTTTCTATCAGTAGTAAGTTTCTTATAAGTTGTGCATAGTTTGTCTGTCATGTATTCTAGTTTATTACTAGTAAAGGCGAAATTCTTTTTAGCAATCTTAAGAGTGTCTATGTGTTTGTAAGGACTAGGTTTTCCAAGACCCGCAAGAATAAAGCGAGCATTTAGTTTTTTAGAGTCGAATTTAATGCCATTTTGCGTGATGACAACTTCAGCTTCGTCTAGTAATTTCCATATACCTTTCAATAGCTTTAGATCGTTTTCTACATTCTTTTCTTTACGTTGATCCATATACATAATTTTACTAGGAGGATCATCTAACCACTTTGCTGACCATGAGATAATATGCCAGTCTGTGTGAATCTGATTAAGAGCTACATTCTGATCCCAGAGTCCCCAAACCCAAGCTAGGATTGGAGCGGTTTCAACGTCGAAAATAAGTACCTTCGGTCGTTTTGTCTTAGGTAGTGTCTTTGTTCTATTTTTCATAGTTCTCCCAATCATTCCAATATACATCAAAATTCATGCCGTGTCAAGTTAAATCGTACTTAGCTCTGTTTTATTTAGTGTCCATCATTAAGATTATAAGCTTTTTCAGGCTTTGCTATCAATTTCATGGCTAGTTTGTTTGTATTCTCCATACAATCCTGAACAACCGTCTTAACTGTCTCAGCTTGTTCTTCTAAACACGTTACAACTACTTGATCGTGAATCTGAAGACTAACCCATGCCTCTAGTCCCATAGCTCTAAATTTAGTAGTCATGGCAATCATAGCTCTGTTTACAATACTAGCTGCTGCTGCTTGGATAGGGAAGTTCAGGGCATTGTTAAGAGAGTTGTTATATTCTTTTCTTAACATTTTTAAATCGTCAGTAGACTTGTGGAATTTTTTAGCTAGAGGGTATAGTTTTTTGTAGTCAGCAATGTCGTCGCCGTATTTTTCATATATAGCCTTAACTCTTGGTAAATGTCTGACTCTGCCATATTTACTAGTAACTTTACCTTTACTTTTAGCCTCAGCTAAATATTGATCCATTTTAGTTTTTAAGTTAGGGAATGCTTTAAAGTATCCGTCAATTATATCTTGTGCCTCTTCTACCGAAATACCTAAACTCATAGAAAGTTTACCAGCCTTCATTCCGTATCTAATTCCTAAAGAGTAAGCCTTGGCTTTTTGACGTATATCTGGTCTAATGTTCTTTAAAAAGTTTTCGTGTGACTTATGTGCAGACATGCCTTTTAAATTTTCAGCCTGTATAGCCACTTTAGAGTAAAAGTCTTCCCCTAATTCAAAAATATCAATTAGAGCTTGATCGGAAGCGTCGTCAGCGAAGGTTCTTGGTTCTAGAGATTCATAATCGTCATCTATGTAGGCATGTCCGCTCTTAGGTATAAACAGCTTTCTCAAAGAATTAATATACTTAACAACTCTAGCATCATCGGAATCTTCTTCTACAGGACGACTTAATTGCTGCATGTCACTGCCATAACGTCCACTGGTAGTTCCAAATTGTTTGAATGTTGGGTAAAATACGCCATCTTCTTGTTGCTCTAAAAATCTCTCGTAATAACTTCCTTTTATTTTAGAAAGTTTATTGTATACTCTTAACTCTGCCGCCCAAGGTTCTTTAATAGTCTCTAGAAAAGCTTCATTGAATTGAGGAGCGCCTTTTTCAGTTTTACTTAAAGGCTCTAGTCCCATAACTTGAAATGCTAGCTTACCTAGCTGTTGTTTAGAGCTAATGTTTATCAGAGAAGGTTCGTCTTCTTTTAACATTCTCATTTTAACTTTTTTAACTAATTCTTCAGCCAGCTCTGTGTCCTCTCCTTTGAGAAACTTTGTTATTGTGCCGTCAGGTCCCAAACACTCTAATGACTTTTTTGTAATAGAGTATTTTCCTTTGTTATTTAAGGGTAGGTTTAAATTAGCTTCGGCGCACAAGGCTTGGGCAAAAGAGCCTTTGTTGGATACGGGATAGTCTTCTAGTAACAATTCCGTAAGCTCTTTTCCATATTGACTTTTAAATATCTCGTCAACAACGTACTGCTTAGTTTTGTCAATTTCTAAACCAATTTCTACGTCTAACTTTTGAAGCGTTTGTAAATCTAAATGTACCCCTTCAAACTCCATAGGAATTGTTACAAGTGTATACAGCGGCATAACTTCATCTTTGTAAAAGAAGTCGTGTAGAGACTCTTGAATAAGCTTTTTTTCAAAATAGTGAAATAATCTTAGTGTTAAATCTGTGTCAGCACACGCATATTTAGCCAGTATAGGCAGATCAGCTTTGTACATTTCTTTGTTTGCTTTAGTCCAAGATCCTCCCTTGGATTTTACGTTCTGTTCTAATTCAATTTGTTCTTGATTTGCCACTTCGTCGCTATCTATTCCTATAAAAGACTGTAGTTCTACTGCAATATCTTTTAATGCGAAAGGTCCGTCCTCTTGTAAAGTGTGTCTCATAAGCTGAGTATCTGCAAATAAAGATCCTAGAGTATCTACTTCCAAATTGTTATACACAATCTTAGTATCGAAAGCTCCGTTGTGCATAATTAATTTTTTAGTAGATAGTAACTTAAGTACGGATATTTTCTCATACCTATTATCCAGAGCAATGAGCTGTTCGCCATCAAATTCCCACAATGGAATATAATAACCATTGCCAACTTGAGTAGAAAAAGAAAATCCTATCACTTTGTTTTTTCTTACATTTAATCCATCTGTTTCCGTATCAAAAGCAATAAGTTCCGTGTTATTTATTTCTGTTACAGCAAACTGAATATCGTCTAAAGACTGTAGTAAGTAGTATTCTTTTTTTTCGTGTAATTTTATCATGCTATTGTAATTTAGTCCCAAAAGGTTTTTTTACAGGAGTCTCTTCTTTAGCTTCAGATAAAGGCGCGGTTACAATTTCACTATCAGCAATAAAGTTTACAGCATGTACCGGTATAGCTATAGCCACTTCTAAGTCCTCGCCCAAATAGTAGTGTGTGTCATCCGCATCTAGTAGCACACCCATAACAACAGGGTTACTTTTATATGCCGGTGAATATTTCATGGTGACAGTAACAACCTTACCGCCTAATGCTTTTAATAGTTTATTTATTTTTGGTGTAGCCATTATAAATCACTCATTCCTTTTTTCTTGGCAAAATTTTGTTCTCTAACAACTTTTAATGTTTGCGATTCCTCTGATGTTAGTTCTCTAATTGTACCGCGCACACCTTCCCAATGATAATCAAAAGTACCTAACGTTCCCATACGATTCTTAACAACAGTTAACGTTATGAAATTGTCGTCTGCTGGATTTTTAGGATCGAATCCTGGACGGTGCATGGTTATTACTTGGGCACTCGCCTCGGCGACTAGTCCAGATCCCTTTATATTAAAATAAGAGTTTAGTTCTTCTGCTGGGCCGCCTGTAACTTTGGCTGGTTGCGTTAATAAAATTACACAGATAGCAAATTCGTTAGCAATATCTTTTAAAGATCGAGCAACAAAACCTTTCGCTATCGTTGGATCATTAGATAAATCAGTTAGAACGTTTTCTAAATAATCGACAACAATTAATTTAGGAAATTCTCCAGTTAAATCTTTTTCTTTTAGTAAAGCATCTCTAATAATATCAACATTCATTGCGCCACGAAAACAAAATTTAACATTTTTATATTCGTCCTCTAAAGTTTTTTCTACTTTATCAATAACAGCAGTGTCTTTGTTTTGATATGCAGAAAAGAGTCTATCACTATGATACCCTGTGTGTCTTTGTGCTAAACGTTGATACACTTGCGGAGCGGCCATGTCAAGAGAGAAGAACATGGACTTAATCCCTTCTTTTGAAGTACTGTTTAATATACCAAAACTAATACTAGACTTACCCGCTGAAGGAGCTGCTAATATCGACACTAACGTACTAGTTGTTACACGTATTTCTTGATCAAACGAAGGTATTCCCAGTTTTAAAGTGTTCTTATCTATGTTTGTAGCAAAGTCAGCAAAAATATTATTGATTTGCGGTAAATTAATCAATAAATTTCTATCATACTTATCTTGTATATTGTAACGCTCTTTTGTGGCGATTAATAATTCATTAGTATCTTCACTGTACATGCCACCTTTCCAAAGCGGCGAGTAAACTTGTTCTACCTCTCTCCATAATTCTCTTTTGCTTTCATCATTTAAATCATCAATACCCAATCGTTCAGCACGTAGTCGTAGAGTCGCTTTCAACGCGTTGTACGTTAACTCTTTATGCCATCCTAGTCCTAGGAAAGTAGCAGACAGAATCATGATAGCTTCGTGTCTCTCACCCTCTTCAAAATACCCTTCTGACAAAGCGTACTTGGCATTCGTTAGCCCTGTTTTATTTTTATTGAAATCTGGAGAATCGACCACTATAGATTTAGGTTTTACTAATTCTTTTTTATACTTTAATTGTTCTAATTGCTTTGGAATATCTATAGACACAGCTAGCTGCTTTTCAGCCAGTTCCATGTGTGAGTCCGTCACTTCGGTCGCTTTGTTTTTAATTTGGTCCACAGTTAGAGTCCGTAGTTCATTTACCGTCAACGGGATTTTGTATAGTCCACTTTTATTATTTTTAGATAATACAGCACGGAGTAGTCTTTGTTCGTCTTTAACGGACGGATCGTTGGACGTTAAATCTTTAGCCATAGTATTTCTAATGTTGTTTACTTCGTCGCGTGTTAGCTCTTGATTAAAGTTAACCTCGACGTGAGTACCCTTGTTACCGGAAAAAGAAACGTTAATTTGCTCACTGCTGATACCGTGAGAAGTTAGCCTATCAACTAAAGTAATAGTATCTTGTCTAGCATTCTCTGGGTTTGCCTTGTCGTCAAAATCAAATAGTAAAGTTTTAGTTTTTACATCTTTAATTCCGGCTAATGAGTTGGTCTTTTGAAATTGATCATAATGTCTTTGGTTGTAACGAAAGACTGAAACGTAGTAATCTTTATTTGGATCTTTTTGATATAGCTCAGATAGAGTTGTAATAACATCTTTTTCAGGAACTAGTTTTCTGTTGTTAACACCGATGGAAATAGCTTTGTAATACAAACATAACTCCTTAGTTGTATAATAAAAAATTGCACACAAATGATTGTTCGTGTGTGCGCGAACTTCACAAGCAGATCAGCCTCACCACTAACCTAGGTGACAGGTTTATTGAAATTGCGTCATCCTTGACGCGGTATAAATTAATCTCTATCCGGTAAAAGATCTACTTCAAACTTTTTCCACTCTGGAACTTTAGTCTTACGTTCTTCACCTTGTTCTTCAGTGATAAATCCACCTTTGACTAGACTATCAATATTTTCTCCTGGTGTATTGAAAATAAGAGTTTGGCCGGCTTTTAAAGAAAAGTCCTGCTCTACTGTAATTTTATTCTTACCTGTTTTGGTTTTAGATACATAACCAACTCGATTTTTCGGTTGTTTGTATACTTTCTTTTCAGACATTCTGTTCTCCGTTTGTTTCTTGTGCGGGTAATTCCGCAATTTCTTTTAAAATATTATTAACAAAAACTACTGTTTCTGCTAATTCCAATCGAACTTCTTCTGGTACTTCCTGTGATGAAAGAGCATTTTGTGCATCAATTAATACTCTCTCGAAATGTGGAACACTACCTTTTAAATATTTAGTGATATTAACCATTAAATCCTCTTTAAAATACTTTCTTTTTCTTCTTGACTAATAGGCTCCGCTGTATCACCTGAACGAACACGCTTACGAATGTCAGCGCTAATGATTGCTTTTGCTTTTAGTAAGTCAAACATAGTTTTGTGTAACTCTTTTAATTTAACATTTTTAAACTTATTATAATTAAACGTCTCGTCTGTGATTAAAGCACACAACAGAGATTTTAACATAATGTTTAACTGTTCCACGCCGCCTTGTGGAGCCTGTAGTTTGTTGATTTGAATCAAAGCCTTTTCTACTGTACCGCCATTATACATCATTGCTGCTGCGTACAGATCTGCTGTATCTTCGTCAATACCGCTTACTGCTTCAATTTCTTCATCTGTCACTTCTAACTTTGGATTATTTTCGCTCATTTTTTGTCCTTTTTAAAATAGTTTTAGAAAGTTTAACACTCAAGTGTCCTACAGCTACGCCGGCTAATACCTGAAATATTAAGGCAGAAGTAGCTGCGGAGGTTAAACTAATTAACACAAACGTAATTAGTGATATAAATACTCCCAATGAAAATTCAGTCATTATAACTCATCTCCGCTAGTAGCAACTTTCGCTGCTGGAGCTGGACGCTTAAATGATCCCATTGTAGTTTTAGCTGGAGGACTGCTGTGTGAAACTGTTACGTTCTCAACCGCAGAAATAGGCTGTAATTCTGTTTTAACTTTAGTGATGAACGATGAAGGTTGTTTTTGTGTAACTTTGCCTGACACAACATTTGCGTCATCGTCTTCAGCTTTCATTCCAAAAATAGCAGAAAGCGTGTATCGACGGGCATAAGTAACTGCCGATCCTAATTTCTGCATGTCCACATCTTTAACTAGAAGTTCTAAAGAAGAACTGATAGATTCGCCGGTTTCGACATCATACACCCGAGTAGAAACTACGTTCTTTCCACCAACAATTTCACAAGGTTGTGTTAAAAACAAACCATTTTCCTGTAGTAGAGGCTCGATTGCTTCTAGATGTGAATTGAGGTCGGCATATTTACTCTTGAAATATGGATTATCCGAGGTTTTAGCTACCGCACCCATTTTCGCTTTTACTTTGCTTAGTTTTTGTAACAATTTAATCATTTAGTTCTCCTTTTTATTTTATTTAAATTTGCGTATTCACCGTATAACTCTTCAGCTTTTATATTATAAGCTAAAGCTGCGTCCTCTTCTAGATCAAAAGTACCAAGACAGATCATTTTCTTATCAAACGAAATATAACATCCGTATCTACCCGAAGGTCTAATCGTGACACCTTTATATATACTTCTACAATTTTTACGTTTTTTAGTATTTATGTTATTCTGAGCTTTAGAAGCAATTCTTAGATTTTCTATAGTATTATCTAAAGTGTTTCTATTTTTATGATCCACTAAAATTTTAGAATCCGTTATTCCCATAATCATTCTATGAATTGTTGTTTTTTTATTTCCGTAAAGGTGCGTGTAAACATAAGCCGCGTTTGACGGTTTAGCTAGTTTAGTGAACCATCTATAAGCCTGAACCAAATCAAGGGAAGCTTTAGAAATAACAACGACACCGTGTCTAAGACTAGCGTATGCTGTATCTCCAGAAATTTCCCATTTATTAAAGGATCTGGGGCGACCGGAAGGTTTTAACACTTTATTGTTCCTTCTTTGTTTTAAATTTTGTGCCCTTCATGTAAGAGCTTGTTAAATGTTGTGTAGCTTTACTAAACGCAACCGCTTCGTTTGATTCCGAATGAATCAGTTGTTTGCTTGTAATTTTATCGTTACCATCAATTGTTAATTCGTACACTTCGTATTTTTTAATGTTAACTAATTCGTCCGTGACGTTACTTTTAATAGTTTTCTCAGTTTTACCAACCATTACTCCAGTAAATTTAACGGTTTGTTTAGCTTCTTTTTCAGCTTTATCAATAGTTTCTTTTAGAGATTTAGATTTCTTTAAGATCTCCAACTCTTTTTGTTCTTCTAGTAATCGTAGTAATTCGTCTGTTTCTTTTTTGTTAGCCATTAAAAGGATCTCCTAAATATAATTTTATAGTTTTCTTGATTATACTCTAAAAATAAGTTTTTGTCAAGACTTAAATTAATTTTGTTAGTAATTAGTGCTGACACAACGGGTAGTCCGTAATTAGTAATCACTGGACCCGCAGCATCTTTATAACTTTTCTCCAGCAGTTTAATGTCAGCAATAACTTGAGGATTGTACTGGTAATATGCGGAGTACGCCTCTTGGCATCCTACGTTGTTCATACAAGAAAAAATAACTAACAACTCTTGCACTAATAACAACGCTTTACTATTAAATCTGATAGTTCATCAGAGTTTAATTCAGTCATATACACGTCTTGTTTAACCATTACACCTGAGTATTTATATCCGGTTTTACTTACAACAGCTTTTATATCTTTACACACAATAGTGACTGAGTTAGTTTTTAGTGTTTCAGGCCAAGGCTCACCTTGTGCCGTAAGCATTGCCATTATTGTTAATAATCCTATCGATCCCACGAATTACCACCTTTCATACGTTCTTCGAATTTTTTTACTGCATCCTCTATAATTTTACCAGAGATATTATCAAGCCAACTTGTATCAAGAGAAGCATCTATACTATAAATACTACCACTATTAAGTATAATAGCAGGACTTTGTTGTTCTTTTTGAGATAATAAATCGTATTCGATTGTTTTCATAGGCGTTGAATATTCGTACTTCATTCTGTTTCCTCTGTTAATCCTGTTTTATTTTTACACGAAGATAAGCAATACTTTAGATAGATACAGTCTGATCCAAAAGAATCGTAACAACTGCTTAAGTTTTTAGGAAAAATATTAGCGTTAATTGCTTGTGCCGTTTCGTCCATACTTTCCATAGTCATATTACCAAAAGATTTATCTACTTCTTGAACTAAGAACTGAAAGTCAGCTTCTAGTTTAATAACTTCATCCCACTCGCCGCCGCATCGTTTTGTATTGACTACGTTATCGCAAGTTTTATGCGTACCTTGTCCTACATGACCGCACGATTTGCACGTCTTCTGTTTATTGTCTTTTAATTGCTTCAACATTACGATGAAGCCGACCTTAGACGTTTGGTATGTTGATCCTTCAATGTGCTCATATAAGGCTAGCTGCGGGCTTTTGCTAGGCGAATCCCAGTCATACAGCCGCGCCGATGATTTGTTGTCTAGTATTACCGTTCCATGACCTTCTACGTCAGCTATAAGATCTATAAATCCAGTTAATGAGTCACCTTGACCATTGTCAACGTTAAACTCTTTTTGTACAGCATGGATCTTTGTTAGTTTCGGTAGAATCTGTTTTTCATAACCTTCTAATATGTATTTTGCTTTGTTTTTCATACACAGCCAATTTACAAAATTAAAGTAACGTTTTTGTTGGGTGCTTAACTTTTCCCAACCGAATTGTTTTTTTCTGTCAACAAGTTCTCCGTATTCATGATCCTCAAGTTCTCCGCTCTTAACTCTTTTATCAATTTCGTCGTAATCGTCTTTTGTAAGTAAGTTAGAATTGTAATCTTTATTTGCGTATAAAAGGCTTTCGCTCGTTGGTAGATAGACGGGCTTTTTGTTGATAAATCCATTAGTCCATCCTTTCAAGAATGTTTCATAGGGAAGGTTGTCTGTTTTTAAAAGTAGTTCATTAATAGCTTTATCTAAAGCATCGCCAAACAGAAGTGCTGAAGATGTCCAGTTTGGACGAATTTTTTTAATATAGTGTAAATAGTAAGAATATGGACACGTTGCATATTTACCACGGGAACTGTGACTCATTCTCATGACTATCTCCCAAACGACTTAAGAAACTTATTTGTCTCTATAGCCGTTGCCTGTGAAGTTCCGCTCATTTTATGACCGCCGGCTGTGATGTCAGTTCCGTCGTTCCATGCTTTTATATAAGGACCGTAATTACTGTATGTTCCGGTTGTGCTTCCTACGGAAATAATTCGATCGTCATAACATGCTGGAAAGTAGTTACAATGCGTTTTACTTAAGTTAGTACGCTCATTACCGGCGGCTACAAATAGTTTAACACCTAAGTCTAGCATTTCTGTTATCAACTGTTTTTCTAAATCAATTTCGCTATTTACACCACCAAAAGAAAGGTTGGCTACTGTAAAATTATTATTTCTAGCGTATATTAAACCTTTTATGATGGAATAAATACTGTTGTCGGTAGACTTTGTAAAAATCTTTATAATTGTAACACAATAATCTACATTTTCTAAATCTTTAGTTGCTAACTTTAGAATATTAGATCCGTGACCAAATTCATCCCGAATGCCTGATCCCGTCATATCTTGAAAAGGATTATCGCACAACTTTACACCCGATAAGTAATTATGATCCACGCCACTATCTAGAACAGCTAATCTGATAGATGCTTTTTTATTATACACAAGTTCATACTGTGCTTGAGTAAAACACACCATAGGGGTCATTAATAATAATAAAAATAACTTCATTTATATACCATATCACATGTTCGGGTTATTGTCAAGCGTTAAATGTAAAAACGTAACTTTTTGTATTAAAAAAGAACGCTACTATCAAACTCTTATCTTTGATATATCGTCTTTTGGTAATCTTAATACCATATTGAGACTCTAATAGATTGTATGTATTGTATCTAGCATATTGCATATTTACCTCTTTTATAGAGTATTACACACAATTTAAATAAAGTCAACAGATATTTTCATCAACCTTCACACGCTTTACAGCTACCATCTTCTTTATCAATAAACACGGTGTCACCTTTGAGCGGGCTTTCGGTTTTTAAGTAATACAGACTTTTAACGCCAGACCGCCACGCCTCTAAATGTACGTCGTTGATATACTTAGCCACAAGTTTGCCTTCTGTAGCGTTAGTCGGTGTGCTAAAAAATAAATTAAGACTTTGAGCCTGATCTATGTATTTTTGACGTTGTGAGGCTTGTTGTACCAGAGCGTACTGATTAATCTCTCTCGCTGTTAGAAATACTTGCTTTTCTTCATCACTCAATTGTTTTACGTTTTTTACACTACCGCGATCTTTATTTATCTGCTCCCATACTTCAGTAGTGTCTAATCCTTTTGATTGTAGAATACCCAATAACTGCCGGTTCTTTTTGATGAACGTTCCTTTTGATGCTTTTTGGCTAAATAGATTAGCTGTTAAAGGTTCTATACCTTGAGACACTCCGCCGGATATAAGACTATTACTCATAGTTGGTGCGATAGCTAACAGTGCTGTATTGCGACGTTTACCGTTAACGATGCACGGTTCGAACATTATAGCTAAATCGTCACTAGCTTTATATGCTTGTTCTCTAATCATTTTAAACACTTCATTATTTAATTGCATAGCTTGAAATGACTCGAAAGGAATTAATTTAGACTGAAGTAGCGTATGCCACCCAAGGACCCCTAGTCCTAACATTCTGTGTCGTTCGGCAAAACGTCGAGCATTTTCTAAACCTTCCATATTTTCAGTTTGCTTTACAAAATTAGTAATGACACTATCTAAGAAATAAATAGACAACTCAACTAAAGATAGACTTGTATTTAAAAACTTATGAGACTTCCATTCGTCATATCTGGCTAAGTTTAAAGAAGACAAGCAGCATACAAACGTTTCTTCCGGACTTACTGGAGCCATAATCTCACTACATAAATTGCTTTGAGTAATAGTTCCTTCATATTCATCTGGGCAATTTTTATTTGCATTACCGGTAAACATGATGTAAGGTTCACCAGTTTCAGATCTCTGTGTCATTATCTGGTTCCACATATTTCTATATTTTCCGCTACTGGTTGTAATTTCATTCATAATCTGATCGTCAATGGTGATAGCGTTATGAAATGCTACTGAATGACATTTTCTAGATAAGTCTCCAGTTTGACTTCTAATATTGATGAATTGTTCAGCGTCTACGTGTGTAATATTTAAATAGCTTGCTACCGCGCCTCGACGAGCTTTTCCTTGCTTAACTCCATCGACAACCGACTCTAGCATCTTTAAGAACGGTACTATGTCTCCACCTTCGGGTTTTAATAAATCGAAGCTGCTACCACAACCTCCACCATATTTTGTAAGCATAGCTGCTTCTTTAAGATGATTCATTATACCGGACATTTTATTTGCTGAAGTTCCTGAGTAGCAGGATATTTGTAAATTCTTTGTGTTTGCGTTACTTAACACCGGAGTTGCTGCGCATAACCAGTTGTTCCACATAGCATCAAAGAAATCTTTCGCATAATCTTTTGGATTTTTATAGTTCTTAGCTGAAAAGTCAGCAACTCTTTGGTACATATCGCGAGGAGTTTCTTCATCTAACAGATAACCGTTACGTAATGTATTATATGACTCTTCTGTCATAAATTGAGGAGCCAAGTCTTTATCTTTTAGTTCTTGTAGTGTCATGTTATTTCCAGGTGTCATCGTTAAATGTTAAAATTCCTTTAGAGTAATTCGTTTCTTTGCTAGAAAAAAAGTCCTGTACAGAGGCTCCGTTAATCACTATATCAAAAAATTCAGTTTCTTTCAACATTTCTTTATCCACTTTGAATGTTTTATTAAGGCCTACTTTTTTTAATTGTTTATTAGCTTTATCGTGAATATAATTTTTAATATGAGTAGGATTGATGACATCAGTAGTAACTCCGTCAAACACTCTGTCAACTAAATTCAATTCAATTTGAACCACTTCTTTAGATAAAGCGTACAACTCTTCTTTCATTTCAGCGGTAAATAAATTGTACTCTTTTTTAAATGTATTGAACAGTAAACAACCTACGTCCGCATGAGCCTGTTCGTCTAACGTGCTCCAGCTTACAATTTGTCCTACACCTTTGAGCATGTTCTTTTTAGTAAAAGCAAAAATAGTGAGAAAGCTGCTGAAAAGGGAAACACCTTCTCCCATTACAGAGTATAAAAATAGTTCTTTCAGTATGTTGTCGTTTGTCTTCGCTCTTTTATTGATTAAAATTGCAATTCTAGCATACAACGCTTTGTCTTCTTTTAATTTATCATAATCCTGAAGTCCTAACGTTGTGTTTAATAAGTCGTACCCTACGGCGTGAATGGTTTCTTGGCCCGCAATATATCTAGCTACATTTTGTATTTCGGGCTTTTTAAAATTCTCAGCTACTCGATCTCCCCAAAAATTAGAAATGTGAATTTCTGCCTGAACAAAATTCTTTAAAATTCTATTGATAATTTCACGTTCATCATTGGATAGTTTAGTTTTATAATCAGACACGTCGTCACTTAAAGTAATTTCAAAAGGGTGCCAAAATCCAGACATAAGTTTTGTATGTATTGCTTCAAATTCTGGATATTCAAAGGGTCTAAATTCTTCTCTGGTGTCTCTTAACATGGTGTCCTTTGTTTAAAAAAGTGAGAGGTCATACGCTACTATGACTTGCAGTAAAGGTGTACAGCCTCTTACCCTGTACTCATAAACAACGTATTACGAGCCGTTGTTACGTAAACCCATTGCTACTTAGCTCAATCTAAGTATGTATGTCTCTAGTGGTTCGTAGACTTTCGTCCGCACGCGCCACAGCTTTCCACACGGCTCTCGCAAACATTATTTTCTAGGTTTTCTAACTTCAGGCTCAAACTCACAACCAAGTTCGGTTAGAGTCTTTTTGATCTTGATTTTAATTTTATGGAAACTAGTAGCAGTAAGCGTTAGCTGTGTAATAGTGCTGTCAGAACTGGTAATCACTGCTGCTCTGCCTGTAGAAATTACAGCCACAACAAAACCGTGACCAAACTTGTTTCTAATTTCACCTTTGGATTTTAAAGATCCATCTTGGTTTTTAATGTATACTATTCTTTTTGTCATAATCATCTTCCATTAGGTAGAACTCCATTAGAGTTTTTATTTTAGTACTTTCAAAAGCTTCTTGAATTTGACGACTAGTATATTTGTGGTTTAAGTCCGTAGCAGTCCGTGCTTGAATGTACTCTTTTATTCCAACGGGTGTTTTAGCTTCCACGTAGTTAGAAAACAAAGTGTCCATATTATCAACAAGATGCCGAGCTATGTAGTACAAATCATCATTAGTCATATTATCAGTATACACTAAACTACCTCTATTGTCAAGAACTATTTATATTAACTCTTCAATCCAATGCTGACCGTCTTCATCCACTCTAGTAGTAGCGGTCTTATCGTTAACTTCAATAATAAGACTGCTGTTATTAATCTTATAATCTATAAATTCGCCATCTTTTGTGTATTGTCTAATTAATTTAGTGCCGTCAATGTCAGTAATCAATACGCCTTTAAATTTCATTATTGCCTCTTTTTGCAGTTTCTACACACTTTAACTTTAATGGTAGTTCCATTAATATTGTCGTAACCTGTTGTTTTTACTGTGTCTCCGCATTCACTACAGGGGGAAGGGGCTTTGTTTCTCAGATAGATAGAAAGTGCTCCTGTCATTACTAAGCACATATAAAATAACAATAATTCAACAATCATAATACCCCTATTTCAATCCACTTAGGCGTGTAGGCTCTATTGCCTGTAACAAATCCTATGTCAATTAACCACATGCCGTGTCGTTTAATTAAAATACCCATCTGATCAAACTCAACGTTGTACATTAATTTTTTCATAGTTCCTCTTTGTTAATTAAAGATAACACAAAACCGCACTATTGTCAAGTGATATTTAAGAAAAAGCGAGAGCCATCTAGAGAACGTGTTCCGCAACATATTCAGTCTATTTGTTGATGACTCCCGCAAATATTAGAAATCAATGCCTAAAAACACTTTAGGTGTAGCATTAGTATCTATGCCGATTCCAGCGCCGATGGGTGTGTCTAAAATCTGACGACGATAGTAGTCAATTCCAGGAATTAGTTCTTTTTCAGCGTAAGTGTGTGCCGATAGTCCTTGCTTCTCTGTAACAACATTCTTAATGTCGTGACGACCTTCAATCATAAGGGTGTTCTTATTTAAATCATCTTGACATGTTTTTTTAACAATAATAAGCTTATTCTCACCTACTATTGTACGTTGTACTCGCGGTACTACCATAAACTTTTCAGCCGAGACCGTTGAACTTTTACCGTCAGATAATGTAATAGTGATCGTCGCTCCCTTTAAATGTGAAGGTAGTCCTTTGTTTACCGAATATTCTACTGGCTCTGTTACCATCTTTCGGTCATATTCGCATGAAGCTGCTGAAGAGGTTGCTCCCACAAGTAAGATTAAAGCTGCCGCTGTTAAAGTTAGTGTTGTAATTAAATATTTATTCATATATACCCCTATTAGTTAAAAGTGATTACTCGTAAACAACCGTCAACCCAAGTACCTAAAGACGTAGACGACACCCAATACGCTTCACCTTGAGATACTTCAGCAAATTTAGAATTTGACGCACAATTAGAAGTTGTGTATAATCCTATATTATTAGATCCAGTCGGTTTTACATAACTGTTTGTTCCAGTAATCCTAGTACACGAATTTGATCCGTAATTTGTTATGGTGGCTCCTGAGTTTGTACCAGAAGGACCTTGAATGCCCTGTGGTCCAATGGGACCTTGAGGGCCAACCGGTCCAGCGGTTCCAGTCAAACCTTGAGGTCCAACAGCACCAGTTGTCCCTGTAGCGCCGACAGAACCAGTCAATCCTTGCGGCCCAATGGGACCAGCTACACCTTGAAGGCCGTTTAGTCCGTTACAAGTAATTACAGAACTTAAATAAGAATCCGAGCGTGTAACTGATAAACTGTCGTCTCGATCCATGTATAAATCTAATCTCGTACCGCTTGTTAGACATTCTCTAGTAGATGCTGGTTGAGTTTGTGTCACAACAGAGTGCCCGTCGTCACCATCGTATACATAAGTAATACGATTACCGCATTTAATCTGTACCGAATTACGTAATCTTACAGAAGAACAACTAGTACCATCTTCTCCATCAGAAATGTGTAATGGGCGCTGATTGGGACATTGAAGGGTTACGTGATTAGATCCTCTGCTACGTGAAGCTTGACAGCTTTGTCCGGCTTCACCTTGAATACCGTCAACACCCTTTTCTCCGTTTAAAACGATGGAGTAACTTCCGTCTGTACAGGAAATTCTGGCTCCGATTTGTTTTAATGAAGTTGAAGTAACTTCTTCGCTTTCATCTACGGCGTATTCTGGTGCCACAGAACAAGACGTACCGTTAACTGCTGTTACCGTAGCCTCTAATGAACGCTCCACAGAACATCCCGCAATAGCTAAAGTTAGAATCATATACATATATTTCATATTGTCTCCTTGTTGTATACAGTTTAACATAAAAGAATTAATATGTCAATACTTATTTTATTATAAAAGAAAAATCGGATCAGTTTGAACCAGTTCGTCGAAGTTTGATGGAGACATGCGGGTAGTTTTAGTTATAGTGTCATACGCACAATTCTTAAAATCGACTTCTGTGCCCCGACATCCAATAAGCTCGCCGCCGTGAGCTTCAAAGCCAAACGGATATATTTCCGAGGTTAGTCGTCTAGTTTCTATATAAACTCTTGTGTTGCTATTTTTTATATAAAAGCATAGCTCAATTTTATCAATACCTACATAATGTAACAGCCTGATTGTGTTAATTGTATGTTCGTTTTGATAAGTAATTGATATATATTTATTCATCGCAATATTTTATGTCATCAATTGATAAAAATATATAAATCCTTGTCATGTGCTTTAAAGCATCGCTAACTGCCGTATCCGGATTTTTTACTCTAAAAGTATCTTTAAACATCATACTAGAATCGGTGTCGTGTATGTGTAAACATACAGTAAAATTTATAGTATGTGTAGTAAAATGTAAATGTATATCATCGCACCCTAGTTTAAACAACCAAGGTATGAGTTTTTCATTAGTTCTGGTGTACCTTAAATTTAACAAACTATCGCACCTTCTGGATGGAGTCTATCTGATTCTTTTCTTATAAAACTACTATATACATCTTCATTAAAACTATCAAAATCCTCAGAGTAAACTTTAACATTAGCAACCATTCTAACTCGGCCGGAAATACAATGGTAGTTACAATAAAAATTAAAAAGGTGTCCTTTGCTATTATGTTTCATCGTATACTCAACAACAACATCAAACCCCAAGTACAAAAGCCTGTATAAAGTTCGGTATGTATCTTGGGTATTTTTAATATGTACCCAAGGTCTATCCATTATCGTCTCTTAACATTAGTGGTTAATGTTTGCATAGGTGGAATAAATGCCATACGAGGTATATCTATAAAATCAACAATCTTCATCTTCAAGCACTCTTTAGGTGTTAAGTAAAGATCGGAATTAGTTTCACCCTTAACTAAAGCTTTAAGTTTATTGACCGGCATACCAATATCACTGGCTAACAAATTAAAAGCTTGCACACTCAAATCTGTGCTGTGATTTAAATCCACTTTCATGTCCTCTAGTTTACCAGCCGCACCTGAAGAGATCTGGTGAATCATGACATGAGTACTAGGTGAAATGTAACGTAGTCCTTTTGTACCGGCAGCTAACAACCACGCCCCGCAGCTCATGGCCTTACCTAGAGCTACAGTTGAAACCGGCTTCTTACTAGTTTTGATTAAATCGCGCATAGCAAACATAGAGTAAGCTTGTCCGCCAAAACTATCTATCACAACGGTGATGACCTCAATGGTAGGATCTGATTCCATTTGTGTAAACTGGTCAAAGAACTTTTGAACAGCTTGATCGTTAAACTCTGTAACCCATATATACGGACTTGGTAATTGTATTGTCATTTGGTTTAACTCCATAATTTATCCATTTTAACATAGATTTAACGTAATGTCAAGATTTTATTTGACAATTGCTACATTTTGTGTTATATTGATACACAGAGCATGCAACGCCTACCGCTCTTTAAACAAGGCACGGCTTATGTAACGATAAGCGCATGGAAGTTGTTTCAGTATATGGCAGGAAATGAAAACCTGGGTTTGTGCTATCGATAATACCGAGAACAAATCAAGAGACAACGTTCAGACGATATACGAGTGTGAGCTTGCTAGGTCAAGAGAAGTGCCCGAACTTAAATAGGGTAACGTAACGAGATAGCAAAGACGAGAAGACATTAATCTATGGTGCTGTAATGCACAAAGACTTATGGCTAGCTGAAGTAAACACTGGGAAAGAATAGCTACACAAGAAGACTCCTAATGTAACCAGTGTTATGTTATGGATTGCTCGGTGTATCGTCTAAGTTCTTTTGTATATGAATATGTGTTTAGAGGGTGCTGTAACTTGTTTGGCTAATCCTTGCTGTTTCAATAGTTTAAGTCTAGCTCCTGTTTTCTTTGATCTGTACATAACACTAGCTGGGTATAGTTTTTTCTCTCCTTTTACTTTAATCATAAAAGATGGGTGTTTTTGTTTACCTAGATACATAAAGTTAGCCGCACGATATAGGGTGCCTTCGTGTCCGGCGCTAGGATCACAGTACGATAGAACTGACAGACCTTTGGGTAATAGCTTATGACATTTAGCTAGAAACCACGAGCCTGTGTTCTTAGGACATTCCGGAGACAATGCGAAGCGTTTAAGTTCTATTACGTTTCCGTATTTTTGACTACAATATGTTCCAACCGGAGTACCGTAGATAGCCACCCCTACTAATTTGTTACCTATACCCAAACAATACACATACTGATTACCGCGACTAAGAGTACCGATATAGTGATGTTTGCTGATGAATTTTTTAATCAGAGGATGATTAGCACTTGTTCTAGCTATAATTTTGTATAGATTAAATGTGCTCAAGTATTTCTTTCTTTAAGTCAGATACAGTTCTAGCTATTGTAACGCTAACTAAAGTCCGGCATACTTTGTACTTCTTACTCAGTTCATAATATTTCATATCGTTAAAGATGTAGTCCAGGGTCATGTCAACGTTACGGAAATGGTTGGTATGTCTCCCATACGTTGGCTTACTAAACGCAATAGCCTTGTACAACTTCTTACGTAATAGTCTAAGCTCGGGATTGCATTCAATTGTTTCGTCGTACATACTTGTTACGATAGGTGATACCGATTGTGTGTTGCGTAGAATAGCCGACACTTCTTGTTGTTCTTTTTCAGTTAGCTTCATATTATAAACCCATCTTCCCTTTGAATGTTTCAGATAAGAACTTACGACGATCTTTCATATCATTGTAAACCTTGCTGACAGGCTCACCAGTTTGTTTAGCTATACTACACACATGTGACACGTAATCAAAGGACAAGTCTTTACCTTGAAGCGGTAATGCGTCGTCAGCAGGTAATCCGAACTTCAGTACCAATGCTGTAATTTCCTCGCTGCTTGGATTCTTATACTCAATAAACGTATCAATGCGTCCAGGTCTATCGATAATATTAGAAGGGAAGTCATCAGGATAGTTGGTTGTACACACTGTAACACAGTTGTCCCATGAATACTCACCGTCAAGGAAGCTAAGAATGCTCTCTAAAGCCCCGCGTTCCAGCATTTGTGTAGTCTCTTCTAAAATGACTACAGTATTTTTATTCTTAAACACTTCAGCAAAGTCTTGTAAAATAATCATATCTTGTGGAATAAGAACGTAGAACCCTTCAGTCTTAGCTAATGCGTCTAACTGCATGATGTCGCTGGTCTTACCGTTGCCTGGCCTACCATAAGCAAGGATACCCTTTTTGTTTCTGCGTCCTACTGGCGCATCTTTAAAGAATCCCGCCACCTCGTTGTGAATACGATTGTCACCAACTTTAATAATAGTACTATCCATTTTAATAGGCTTCAAATAATCGGTATGATTAATAGTTACAAGCTTATATGTACCAAAAGGTAGTGAAGTGTTCTCCGTTTTAATTACACTAACTAAATGAGTGTGTTCACCTGCGTGATTAACTGACACGTCTTCAACAAATTGTTCTTCAATAATAAAATTGCTTCTGTCTACCCCTAACTCTTTACTTATTTGGTCTAAGTATTGATCTTCTCCAGATCGTAAACTGATCAATTGGGTTGTGTTTACTTGCAAGACGGCCAATTTTATACCAGAATTAAAACTATACAAACCTTTTGTTGGATTGTAAAACAAAACCGATCTTCCGTAGTGGCTTTTCGCTGATTCTTTACACTTAACTATTTTCATGCTGCATCCTTTGTATATGGGGGACTTAGGGTCAATTCGTAATTTCTGGCTTTGATTTTCACTTTCAAAATATAAAAGTCTCTTAGAGGTAAAAAGTTTTTTATTTCGAGGGTATGGTTAAGTATACCCCAAAATTTAAAATTCCGCAAGACCCCTTTACGCGTTAATTTGAATATTCCCCAGTGTATTCGCGTAGATAGAACACTGGATTTTTCTTAGTATAGTCAATCATAACTAGTCTTTTCTTTTCTAGTTTATACAACCATAGCAGAGCGTCGTTGCGTGATATTGACTCGGGTACATGATTCAGATAGTCACGTTGCGTCGCTTGACCATGATCTTTTAATTGCGAATAAAGCCACTGTATATGATTCATTATACTACCTATTACTTTCTGTTATGTTGACCAATAAAACTTGCTCGCTAGGTGTTAAGTCTTTAAGTGTACAGCGTAACTCAAAAGCGTACTGTCTTAGTTTTTGAATATTAAGATCATAAGATATTGATTCCTTATTCCACGCTGATTTTCTGTCTGCCATAACTTTTAAATATTCGTATCTGTCATATAGTTCATTTATATTTTTAAATTTCATCTTATCTATTTCCTCTCAAATAAATCATCTAGGCTCGCCGTTCTATTATTTTCGTAAAATGAACAATTCCATTGCTGATATGTAGTCATGATTGAAAAGCCGCCCTCTGTATGACCTTTGTTCAGCACGCAATGACCTAGTTCATGAAAAATATGTCGTTCTTTACAGCCGGCTGTCATTTTATTCCATTGATACAAGCTTATATGTACAGAGGGCACGCCGTCCCCTCGCCTACAATATCCTAGCGTATTGCCTAGACTGTCAGGAAAGCGGTCGTATATGTGCATAGTAGGCAGTCTCATGCGCTGAATATCAATGCCTCTGTTTATGGCCTCGACTTGGAAAGTCACAAGATATTGATCGAACATTTCAGGCTCTTTTTTTGCGCAACCTTGTGATATCAAGATCAATCCTGATATAAATAGCATAGTGTTTGTTACATAGTAAAACATGACTAGCCTTTATTTAAAATGCTAACCTTACGTTTAGCTTGAACTAGACTTTTATGTACAGACACAACGCTGTATCCAAAAAAATTAAAGTCTTGACGCGAGCCATAGCGACGCGTGTCGTATACTGTATATGTATTGTTTGAGTTAAGACGAATAATATAGGGCACTAGATAGTCGTTGTTAACAAAAAAAGGAATCTGATCGCTGACAGAAGTCCGCATATTCCATTGCAATTTTGACATATTACTTCACTCCTCTAAAATAAGTTATGTTATAAGGTTTTTCTAATAAATCTTGCATTGTGTCTATTTTAAAAAATACATATTCAAGACCTACCATAGATGCTGCAATATCCTCAAGTCTAGAGCCGCCTTTTGCTCGTTTTTTCATTGCGCTTGAAATAGTTTTATGTCTCGATATGATTTTTATATTGTTACCTTTTTTGTCATAGAAGTATATTGCATATTTCATCATACTATTTAAGTCCTAGTATATTTTCAACAGCTTCACCAACATCTGTAAAGTGTAACGGCTTAATTCTAGCAAAAAATTGAAATGGTGTCCTTAAATATGCTAGTTCACTTATTAAGACATTATTTTTAGAAAACCGTTCCTTTACGTTCCAATGTTCATTTAATTTAAACCTAGTCTCTAGTTGTGACTCAAGCATAATGTTTCCAGCTTGTACAGCATCGTCTAGTGTGTTGTATATGCCTATAACACAAGTTTTAAAATGATAATCAGTTTCGTCGTCATCATTTTTTGTCGTATACCTAAATTCAATATCTACTTGATATTTCATCATACTAGTTCATTCCTTTTAAAGTTTTTTCTATTTTATCAATCTTTTTATATAACAAGTCACAATTTGCTGTAAAGCCTAGTCTTGAATTTAATCTTGCTAGTTCAAGCTTTAGATATTCTTTTTTATAAAACTGTCTAGCCTCTGTTAACGTGTCGAACACCTCCCAGACTCTTGATACATTGCTTGTCATTTTTACATGATACGCATTGTGTTCTTTATATAAACAAAGGCGCTCGTCTAATGCTTCAAAGGTCTGCATATATCCGCACGCTAGTGCGTAGTCTGTTAGTTGACCGGTTTTTGTATAAAATTGTTTTTCCATATTAAAGTCCGTCCATTTCATTTTTAAGTGTGACTAGTGTTGATTCTAATTCTGAATAAAGCTGCTCGTCTCTATTTTCGTCATTAGTCATATCATCGTACAGTTTCATTAAAAAATCATATGCTGTTTTCATGTTAAGTTACCTCATTAGTTTCAATTTTCACGCGTTTTTTAATTATTTTAAAGTCTAAAGCATAAGAGTCGTTTTCTTTATATTCTTTTAGGCGCTGTCTAATTTCAATGCGACTACTTTCCGCAGTTAACTCCTCATAACCATGACCGTAGCCGTAGTTACCTAATAAAATATATTCGTCTTGTGTTTTTCTTTTGTACATAACTATGCAACCTCTTGTGTATTTTGTAATAAGCACATGATATATAGTGCGTCGTTTATATCTGTCTTGTCATAGCTTAACACAAGGTTATGTATATGTCTTGCTAAAATTACTTGTTTAGACGATTGACCGGCTAGGATTACAGCAAGACAAGATTCTAGTTGACATAATCCGTATATGCCTTTTAAAGCGTTAAGTCTTACACATATTTGATTGACGTAAGGTGTTTCAGTTAAGTTTGTCTCAATTTTATACATATTATTTTACTCCTTTTTTAATCTGTTCAATACGCTCTAGACTATCCTTGATACTTAAAACATAAGAATCAAAATCATTAAAATTTAAAACGGCTTTAATCATAGCTTTATTGAGTCTTGTTAGTCTTTTATATTCAGTTTGTAATTCTTTTGAAATTTTCATTTTTTTACCTCTTGATATACTTATCGGCTACGTTTTAAAATACTTTAGTTTTATTTTACTAAACTTCAATCTTTTTTATTAAAGCCTTTAATTTTCTTTTAAGTCCAGCAATTGTCTTGAATTTAATTTCAATCTCTTGATGCGCTTTACAAGACCATCGAAAATAAGGTGCGTCCTTGTCATATCCAACATGCACCACAAGTAAACCGCTGCCCTCATACATAGCGCGTACACGGAATGCTACTGTATCATAATCAGAACAAAAACTAGAGTCTAAGGCCTCGTAAAACGCATTGCTGTCAGTTTCTAATGAAGGGTTTTCAGTAACTACGTTTTTATAAGTCTCGTCGTATTGTTCATTGACCCAGTTTGAGATTTTCAATCCCATGTGCTCGCCGCTGCCTACAAGTCGGTCAATACTTTCGATTGATATAAAGTCAAGACCGCCCCTGTTATGATTATGTGCTATGAAGCCGCTGCAAGACTCCCAAGGCAGTTCATTCACTTCATTAGTGAATGCGTCACTAAAAGGATTGACATTTTCTTTTACGGAGTCCATGAACTCCTCTAGAGCTTCTTTAAGTCCGATTACAGTCTCGATATTGTCACTTGATTTTTCTGTATTAGCGTATTTTCTCATATTAGACAACCTCAACTATAGCTTGTGGGTTTTTATTCTGAATCATTTCAGCAACCTCGTGCGGGCAAGTGTAGTCAGGATACGGAGTCGGTAATGAATGCGTACCAAAAAGACTTATCAACGACTTATCAGGAGTCAACGACATATCATGTTTATTAGTAGTATAGTGTGAAGCTAACCACACACCATTTTTTATAAAACTTATTTGAATTATTTGCATTTTTTAGTCCTTTGTTTAGTTGATACATATACTATATGCAGTCGGTATGCCATAGCCTAAGTACTTGAAAACATTGAAAACTAAAAATATTTGAGTGTAAAACTTATATACGAAAAAAGGCTTTAGTAGTAAAACATTAATAAATTCAAGCCGTTATGACTATGTAGAACTTTTGTATGAATGACTAGAGCCTAGACAGCTCGAAGCAAGTAATAAATAAACTGACTAAAAATGATACGGAAAACAAAAAAGCCCACTTGTAAGACTCGTCTAAAAGACACAAGGGGACTAAAACAATACTAGCCCCTGTAAAGATTGCAAAAATAATAACACTGTACACGACTATCCGACCATATTCTTTTGTACATAGTCGTTTGTATTGACCTTAATATCAGCATTGTAGTCCGTAAATAGTTGAGTGCCGGCTGGAATATCATCTAGTGCAGTAAATTGCATTTTAGATCTGCCCTCATGCTGGACAAGTTTGTATTCAGTGTTAGGCGTATCACTATGATTGAATATTTCACCTTCGCCCATAACTAAGCAATCTTGTGTCTCGTTATATTTAAAAACGTAATACTTAAGATCTGTACTGTCTACCGTTTTTGTATCTTGTTCAGACAAGACCAAAAGCTCACACAAGGCAACGATAGTGCCCTTTGGAATAAGCTTAAGACTCGTTACCTCTCGACCATATTGCTCGCTGTATGTTATATGAGTCATACTAGGCAGCCTCAACGATAAAGTACCATGATCTAGTGCGCTCGTAATTATGCTTTAAAGTGTCACATAAAAATATTTCAGCAAGATTGAAGTCGGTGAATGTTACGTCAAACACTTGTTTATCGTTTCTGTCTTTAATTACATATTTCATTTTCTAGTCCTTTGTTAATTAGTCAATTGTTACAAAAAATAATACTATTAAGGCAATGATCCAATGGCCGTAAAATAATAAGCCGCCGCATATAAGTAGTTTTATCATTATTCAGCCCAGCCATTGATTTTATTCAATTCATCATCTTGTCGCTTGATATCAGCTTCATTTAAAATCATTGCTATCCACAAGATAGGCGCTAGTGCTAAAAATAATGCTAGTGGTAAGTATTCCATTTTTTATTCCTTTTTTATTAGTATATTACTATTATCCGTGTTTGTCAAAATAATCTTTATCGCCCGACTCATATTCAAATTTTTCAGCCATAATCATAATGTCGTTGTAGTCTCTAGATGATACATATTGACTTAATATGATTTTTAGTCCAGTGTGACGATTAAGAGCGTACTCGCTGAATTTACCATCATTATTTAAAACGTCAATGACTAACATTTCACCTCGGTCTGTATCATATTTGAATGAGTTATATTCTAATTCTAAGTCTTTTTTCATTTAAGCGTCCTTTGTTACTGTTATACTATACCTATCGGCTAGTGTTAGCAAGTACTTTAGTTATTTTTTGAATATATTTCATTTTTTTATCTTGTGTCTTAGAATGATAAACGCCTAAGTAGTCAGAACGACTTTCCTTGTGTTTAGATAAAAGCTTCGCAGCACATAAAGCATTGTCGCTAACGTCTGACAGATCTAGACCTTTACAAGTAACATGATTGATAGTGTTTATTTGAAACATACCTACGTCTTGTGTACCATTATGATTCGTCATAGTACGTACTCTAGGATTGAAACTACTTTCAATGACAGCAATGGCAGTAAGCTCACGACTGTCAAGGCTGTATATTTTAGAGGCCTTAACTATGGCCTTAATAGCCTCGTCATGCGGTGTCATAGATTGAGACAAGACAAGCTCTCGAATAATGTCATACTCGTTACTGCGAGGCTGTGACGGTGTATCAATATAAGACAGTGACAAAGGCAATGCTGCAATCAAAATTAAAGCTAGTCGTTTCATAACCTAGTCCTTAAAAAATATTGTTTCTTCAGCTTCAGTTAATTCTAATAGTTCACCATTTACATCATAAGCTGACACCTCGTCAGTGTCGAGACATAATTCGTAGCACACTAATATATCCGGTATGTCATCATCAGAAAAGAACTTGTTCTCTTTTAAGCCGTGTTGATAACATTGCGCGGCTCGAGCTTTACCTCGCTGATCTAATTCACTGTATTTATATAGTTTTCTCATGTTACTTACCGTCCATGTTATACATAACTCGTTCAATTGGCGAGGGTTTAGATTCCATAAATTGAATGCTAGTAATAAAGTGTATTTTTTCCTTGTATGTCTTTATAAGCTCGCTACGCACTGCGTTAGTGCTCGACCGGCTACCCTTTTTATCAATGGCAGATTCCAAGTCAGTGATATAACGCTTGTATAAGTTGACAGCACTAGTTAAGTCTTGTAGACCTTTTGGCGCTTCAATCTCAATTATGTCAAGACCTAAGCTCGTTAACTGTTTACGCATCTTGTAATAATGTCTTACCGTTGTACTTGAATAGTTATAAATATTTAATAGCATTGTGCCATTATTCAATTGCTTAGCTAATGTATACCATTCGTAAGACGTTGCAACCATGTTATTCATGTTTAGGACTAAGTTCTGACCTGACTTGTACATATTTGATCTTGAGTAATATTTCATTGTTTTATCCTTTTGTTATGTTTGAGCATCTTGATTAAGTGTATTGCAATCGTAGTGCCGTGTCAAGTGTAATTTAAAGCACAAGCGGCTATCTGACAGTGTAAAACTTATAAGCATATATTTTAAATAAAGATATTAGAAAACGGCTAACATAATGTAGTTATTCACTTATCGGCATTAGTGATTATTTACTTGACAGTGTACAAAATATAGTGTATAGTAATGAGATTATGACAGTAAAAAGAAAACGATATAAGAATAGAAAAATACAGACTAATGTAGATCAAGCTTTTGAGTTAGCGTTATTAAGAAACGATATAGAATTTTGCTTAAAGCTCGCACCGCACATTGCTGAACATTCAAATAATAAAAAAGGATATCCAAAAGATATTTTATCCGCAGCTAGACATTACATAATCCATGTAACTAAGCACGGTTAACATATATAGTAAGACAAGATAACTAGAGCTAGACCGTAAACAATACGATAAGAACTATTTGAGGCTAAGAGTAAAAATCAAGGCTAAGATCGGACTAAGCTAACAGAGAGCACCTAATCCCTAGCTGTAAATAAGGGACAGGCGGACAACTACTCTAGTATATATAAGATGCGTATTATTAGAATATCGTATCGAATATCTGAAGTATATCGTACCTTATGTACAACCTTGATATCCAAAAGATACATTGTAATAAACGGATTGACTCCTAATAATCTAGAGGTGTATCCAAAATAAATAAAGGTTGACAAGATATAGATAGATAGTGGTTATATGTAGGTATAAATGAATAGACACACAAACACGCCTTATAACAAACATATACGATCTAACACAACCATATCGAATATATAACACATAAAGAATACACACTCTGCAATATATATACCAGAATGCACAACATCATTACACGCTGTAATAAGTCTATAGTTAAAAGATAATAGATACATACACAAACATATAGCTCCTCTGTAGATAGAGTCGCTATACGTCTATAGGACACTGACAATGGTCAATGCACATACAATGCTGGATGTATATAAATATAGTAGGCATGAATATTGAAGAGTGCAAGTATCATACCATGTATCAAAACAATACGTTGGTATAGTTCTTGCAAGGGGAGAGTTGGCATGTAGTTTGCATATAGGGGGGTAGGAGGTGTATACGCGATGGGCCGTGGTGACAGTCTCACTAGCTCGCTAAGCACTATATAACTAATAACCTCAGTTCAATCATTATAAGCTAATAACTCTTTAACATTGTGGGCGGGTATAACCCCTATGCTGGAAGCTATCACATCTCGTATTGTCATTAGGCTTGTTTCTCCGTATTAGGAATAAGGAACATTCCTCCAGTTGTGTCTAAATACAATCTCTTACCATTTGTATACACATCGTGGTAATAACTAGTACTATGTCCTTTACATAAGAATTTATGTTTGTTATTTTTACTACCAGCACGCCTCCATAATACGGTGTGTACTTTGTAGTCACCAACACCCTTGTATTCTTTTAATAGATTAGCTATAACCTTTGTAGGCATAATTCCCAGTCCTTGCATTATAGTTTGAGCTATTGTCATGACACTTTCTCCCATATATGCCACACTTCCAGGCCTACCTCTTCTGATACATCTAATATATAGCAATTACCATCAGATCCGTACAACCAGTTACGATTAACTCGATATAACGTACACATAGGTAGTCCGTCCATTTCAGTCCACGCGTAGCCGGTAGACCTGCCTGTGCGTAGTCTTTCATTCCGTTCGTCAGTAGAACGCTCCCAGCACAGTAATAGCTCGTTTGAAGGCATAATACCCACTAGTTCTACAAACTCTTCTTTAGTCACGAGACTCTCTCCATATCTGCCATGACCCATCAAATGCTGTATAATAGAACTCACCTTGTTCGTCAATGTAATATATCTCTTCTGAGTACATAACGGGCCAATATGTACTCGGTTCTGCTGTTTCCGACCAATGTCCACGATTTGTGTCACAACGCCGTAGTTCTTTTTTAATAGCTAATGTAATAACCTTTGTAGGTATTATACCAATGTTTTCAACTAGATAGCCTATATCTTTATTCATAAAGAAATCCTGTTTAATCTAAATAAGGCCCATCTATCACTTATGTATATCTCACCGTCAGTACTTAAGTGTAAATCGCTATTGGCTGCTCTATAGAGCTTAACGGTCTTATTTTTAGGATGTAGCACCCACGCGGCCCCGATGTCATAATGGCACCCTCCGTAATGAAGTAATGACTTCGTTATCAGTTCCATGGGTACAATACCGATAAAGGATGATATGTGGTGTCTCACTGTCATATTGTAGCTTCCCATACAGTCATATACTCTTGATATTTATTGTAATAATAACATCTGCCGTCATCACCTAAAAGACAAACATTATCAATAGTTGGGTACATCCTAATATGGTCATATTCACGTATAAGTGCCCATCGATAACTTCGTGCTGGTGTCCTAGTTTCAAGATTTGATAAATGTAAATTAATAACTTCCATAGGAGCTACTCCAATAAGAGATAGTATTATTCGACGGGCTTCATGATTCAATTCGTACGTCATATCTGCTCCTGTCTAATATAAGCTATCCACTTAGCGTTGGTTGCGTCATATCGATGTTCTATACCGTGTATGTCTATATGTCTAGACACTGCCGACGCTGCCTTATATAAGCTTGGTGTGGGATTTTCAACAGTAACCCAGCCGAAATGTTTCCATGTAACTATTAAATAATCGTCTATGTAGGCTAAAATAGCAGACATAGGAGCCACTCCTATATAGTCAGTGAAGGCCTGTTTGACAATAGCATCATACGGCTGCTTCATCTAATAACTTTTCTATGTTAAGTTTTGTAACCCGAGCTTCTTCGTAATAGTAAATCTGAGAATAGTCCTTTGTTGGGTAGAACTTTCTTAGTCTTTCTTTAATATTGAGGGTAGCCACTTCATCAAATAACTCAGAATCCGACTCGTAAGAGGTTGTATAGTAACATTCCAAAGCACATAAAAGGCGTGCAATATTTGCAGAAGGGGCCACCCCTAATCCGCTAAGTACCCGTTCTAACACAGCTTTTGGTATATTGTACGCGCTCATATAATAACAATACCACACACAGAGTATAAAGTCAAGTCTTTTCTTCTGTTGCTGTTATATTCGATTTGAAGCACTATTTATATATCCTGTAAGGCAAAAGTTAATAGTCATTTTTGGTTATTAATGCCCTAAAACTAATAACCTTAGATATGTGTTAGAGTATTATGTTTTGTAGACGAAAAGTTATTATTAGAGCGGCCTGTATTGCGTCAAATTTTAACGAGGGCGGCCACTCATAATGGCGAGGTAGCTGATACGAATAATGAGTGATCGAGCCGGCTATACTCGATTCTGTAATGCTCGGTTTGTATAACAACTTCGCTCGGGGTACTAAGGATATGTAATATGCGAGATAAGATTTTCTTATACCTAGACTCGGCCAACTCTTGGCTATAATTGGGATTATGGTCATCGTCGGGATGTTTAACGCACACACCCACTCGGCACTCCAGTGCTGAAATTTCACCATAGTTAAACGAGTTAGCTAGGCGTAAAAAATGGTCGCTGTCCATCATGAACATGTGCACTTTTGTATATATCCTGTTACGTCTATCTGGTGCTGAAATATCGACAACTTTTAACAGCCTAGGCATCACTAAATCTTTCACTATAACTCCTTGCGGTATACTATCACTATATCATAGAATAGGTAGGTTTGTCAACAAAAATTTGCGGATAACGTTTAATCACTCGGTCGCACAATTTATTATATCTCAAGTATGTCATTTGTCTTGAGCTATCGCAATAAGTGTTCCATATAAGATTAATCCAAAAGGCTATAACTCTACAAGGAATCACACCCACTGCGGTCCGAAGGTGTCGTACAGTAAATTCACTTTCTATAAAAAATTCGTACCTGACCATTTATCTAAACCTTATGTTATATCGTTTCATTAACCATTCACATAAACGGTCATACTTACCAACTGGACCAGTTTTTAAATACATATAGTTATTCCATGAATGATACAAAGCTTTTGTATATAGTAGTATAAAACGCATGGGCATTTGTCCGATTCTTTTCATCAAAGCTATACATAGGTAGTTTCTATTAAAAAACGTAGCGTAGGTATAATTATTCAAATTATTCACCGAATTACTCCGTATTGTCTAGTAATTCGTCTTAGTAAGTAAGGGCGAAGACGGTAGTATCTAGCTGCTGAAACAGTCCTATCGAATTTTATACGGTACATAAATTCTACATATTTAGTTAAAGTTACCATCGGCATAATGCCTATGTGTTTAGTTAAGTTACCTAGTACGTGTGTGGTAATGATATCAGGCTGTGTTGCGTACTTTGTCCACTTACCCACCTTAAACATTATGTCTCCCGTATTGTCTAACAAGCCTTTTATCTAGGTATTGGTCTATTTTACTATACCTAAGAAATTCCACTTCTTGTGAAAAACTTATTCTACACAACATCTCTATGTACACAGACAAATATTTTAAAGGAACTTTGCCTAAATAAAAACATAGAATTTTAAATATAAAAACGTGGCTAGCACTATTTTCTCTATGCAAGAATCTACTTGTCCAATGTCTCATTATATAACAATTCCAAATCTTTTAGACAGTATCTCAGTTAAGCGCCAGAATCTTGTACTAGAAACACACACATCTGTGTTAGCCTTTATAATAGCGTTTTGGTAAATAAAACACCAAGTAATAGAAGTTTTACCTAACATATAAGGAATTATGTATATATAAGGTGTGTCCAGTACTCCAAGGTCTATTTTCATTTTTTATCCGGTAACACCTGTCTTGTACTAACAGAGTAGGGTAAGTAATTATTTTGTAAGTCATCAACTGATAATACTCTATCTTGTTCTCCCATTAAAGCGTCAATAGGAAATGCTACAATCTTAAATTGTACTTCATTACTACTCACGTCATTAATAAGTTTATATTTAAAATGATATAGTCTGTGTGAATTTTTATCAATCCCAACTTCATAAAGAGATAACGTCTCCAACACTTTCATTAAAGCTTCTGCTGTTCGGATTTTACTTTTAAATGTACCGATAATCTCTTCAATTTTACTACATATAGCCGTTGTTGTACTATTCATTTTTAAACCTTCCGTCAGTAAAATACAAAGAAGTAATCTTTGACATACCTTCTCTCCATAGTCGGTATCTTTTAATTTGCTCTAATAATTCGGACATAGGCGTAACACCTATCTGTTGTACATAAAAATGTAAAGATGTATCACTAGCCAAGTTTCATCTTCACACAGTCGCGCTCTTTAGCGCCTTTAGGTATTGAATAGTTAGGACATAGACACCATAACACGGGAATTTTTGTTTGAATAGTATCATAATTATCGCCATCAGTGAAGTAAACAATTACATCAACATCTTCGTCATTTAACTTATCCAAGAATGGTTGAAATAACGTACCGCCACGTCCAGACATGTTCATTTTAGTTCTAGGCTTATATTGTACAACATCGTTCGGTACTGTATCACCAAAAGTTACACGGATATCAGTAATACCTGTACCGTAAATTTTATCTAGTTCTCCTAAAAATGCAGAAATAAAATCGTCACTAACACTACCAGATGTATCCATAGCTACACCAATTTTTAACTTAGGCTCTTTAATAATTCCTGGAGCTAGTAAGCCTGTGCGTCTATTTCTTTTTTTTCTAGATCCATCAAGAACAACGTCTGTAGCTTTATCAATAAATTTACGTAGTACAGCATTCCACGGCAGCGTATCATTATTCATAGCATCTAAGGCTAGTAGAACATCTGAAGGAATATTGCCAGCCATAGCTTTAGTTTTTTCCTTAGCTTTATTTAAAATAGCACGAATTTGTTGTTTAATCACTTCATTTGCTGATCCCGCTCCGTCACCTTCTGAATCCATACCAGAATGATCATCAAAATTAAATTCTTGAGGCTCGTCAGCTTTACCGTTACCTTCTGTATTAAGAAGACTTAAATAATACTCTGCTGGTTGAAATTCAAGAACTGGAGTATTAGGTTTTAAATAGCTTTTAAAATTAAGCGGCGTAATCGGTCTAACGTCACCAATACCTTCTACATTTAATACATCGGGAATACTATCGTAGTACACCTTATTAACTATTTCATTAATTACGCGATCAGTAGCAATGTTAGTTTTGTTATTTAATTCAAATCTACCGAAATGATTATAAATAATATGACAACATTCGTGTAATAAAACCCCTTTACGTTGTGACGGTGTTAGCGTATTAAACGTATTAGGGTTAATGTGTAAAGTAACTCGACCGTGTTTGAAGGATACTCCAGCAATCGGTACTTGGTCTGTTAATCGTCTATCCATACACAACAGCAGTTGTGCGTAGTATGGAAATTCGGATAACATAGACGACACTGTGTCAGTTAATGGATTATTTTTCATATTAAGTACTAAGCTTTCTCTTTTGCTGGTAAACCTAATGCTTCATCAATGTCTGGGTGTTTGAACAATACTTCTAAACAGTATGCCGTAACTTCTTTAATATTACTTACAGCAAGTGTTCGAACAAATCCAACAGACATATCTTTAGGAATAAGTTTTAAGAAAACAACTAGATTGTCGGTTTGTTTAACTGTAGGCTGCTTTTGTTCAATAGCCATACGTAAGTTGTCTAAAGACACAGTTAGTACGTCATGTCTACCCTTTTCCATGTCAGCATACTTAACTACTTTATCTTTAATATCTTTAAGTTTAGTTAAGATTTCTTCTGGTTTAAACGGGGCAGTTTCGTTATCTTTTTTATAAGCATCAAAAGCGATGGCTGATTCGATACCAACAAGTCCGGCAATAGCTTCGATCATTAGATTTGAAGGTAGTCCTGTTTTTAATAAGCGCCCAGCCAAGTGATTAGATCGGCGTGAAGGTTTACGTTTAAAGTCAGCAGCTTTTAGTGTGGAGTCTTCAATCATACCTTCTTGTGTTTGTAGGTATTCAACAAACATCTGATCAACTGATTCATCTTTCTTTACGTAATCAAACCATTCAGCTTTTGTTGGCTCAAGTTTAATATGTAAGAAACGGTCTAATAGTGCAGCGTCAAATACGTTAGTTACGTCGTAGTCGTCAGTCGAGGGATTGTTCGCTGACACAACGTGCCATCCTTCAGGTAGACAATAAGAAGCGGTCTTTCTGTCTAGTACTAATTGAAAGACAGCCTGTAATACGTCACGACGACCGCGAAATAATTCGTCTAGAAATAAAATACCTTTAGAATTTGGGTCTTGAGGTAACCAAGCTGGCGGCTTGAATTTAGTAGTTTCACCTGACACATCAGGTAAACCGATCAAATCTGTAGCATCAATTTGTGATAATCGGATGTCGATAAAATCTAATCCATTCTCGTCAGCAAATTGTTTTACTAGCTGAGACTTACCAATGCCGTGTAAACCGTTAATCATAACGGAAGCTTTCACTGTTAATGCGTATGGTAAAAACTGTTTTAATTCTTTAATATTCATCGAAGGTACTCCTACTTCTTTGTTTGTTTAACTTAGAATAAACTACTTTTTATGGTTTGTCAAGTATTATTTTTAATTCTACCAATCCGTAGGCTCTTCTGGTTCATTTTGAGATGACAAAGACACTATATTAGGTACAGAAAGAGCTTTAAAAACCTTTTCTAGCTTAAAACGTTCATTTGAAGCATTTATATGCTTCTGCGTTTCGAAGTCATTGTAGTCGTCCATGCCTGCTGCGTTAGAAGACATGTCCTGTAACTTTTTCACCACCTCGTGCAAAGGAATCTGCAAAGCGATGTGTGATACAATTAAATCTTTCATTTGATCCACAACCATACCGTCAGATACTTGTACCATTTCCGCCAACTTATCAGATTGACCAATTTCTTCTAGCTTGCGAGATAACCATTCTTGTCTAAATTCAGCAGACGGTACGCCAATTTCTTTCACTAGTTGAAATCGCGATGGTCTATTTTTAATCCTACTAGGAATGCGCGATAAATAATTTGTAGTGGCTAACACTACCATATTATTAACGCTTAATTGTCCGTCAAGAAAAGAATTAATAGTGGATTGACTTGACTGCAACCATTCATCAAACTCTTCATACACCACACAAATAAGTTTTTCAGGATTTTGTTCGCGTAAAGCGGGTAAAATGGCTGCAACTAACTTAGGATCAGTGTCAAAAAGAACAATGCCGCCGGTTCTTACTATATCATCTATAATTAGATTTAATGTTCCAGACTTACCTGATCCAGCAGTTCCGTGTAACAATACCGCAGTTTTGTGTGTAATTTTACACTGTTTATATCGTTCTTTTGTTTCTTGTTTTGTAAAGTTTTCAATAAAAGACACAACTTCATCAGTGATAGAATTTGGTACGCGGATTAAAGAATCTTTTTGAATTTTTAATGGTGTAAAGAATACACCTTCACGTGTGTTTTGTACGGTATATACGTCAGATGGAAGTTCCTCAAATATCTCAGATTTGCTAGCCAATAAATATTTACCGGAATGTTTTTGAAATACACTAGACATGTTACTTTACTCCTTGAAAGGATTTAGGGTTTACACACAAATCGATAATATTTAGCGAAGCTTCTTCGCCTACGTATTTACCGCCAGTAAGTTTTCTGTAGCACTCTTTTGCGGCAGATTTATAATCTTTTGCTGTAATGCTCATGCCGTTTTTATAATTCCACGTTTCAGCCGTAGAGTGGTTACTATAAAGTAAAGTAAAAATTAATGTATATTTAATCATTTTTGTCTTTCTGTCCGTCCGCAGGTTCTCGTTTTTTTTCTACGTAAATAGGCTTTTGTTTCATATCGTAAAACTGAAGAATAAATGTAACGTTGTAATCGCGCCCGCCTACAGTTTGTGTGATAACGGTCTCTTCTGCGCCGTCTAATACTTCAATTTGTAGTCTTTTTTTAAATCTATCAAAAGCTGTGCATTTCATTCTAAAGCTCCTATTCTATTAAGTTTCTCAATTACTTGGTATTTATTTATAACAGACTCTTCTATTAATGACTGAAGTTCTGTCACAAATTGTAAGTCAATATCCACCCCGTTGACCTGTACTATGTTACCTGAAAAATCTACGGTTAGTATTATGTAGAGGTCTCTATCGTCATCGTTTGATAAAATTCTAATTTTTGTATTTTCATTTTTTATGCCGTCTCTAGTAACATCTTCTGCATACATAGATAAAGAAAGCGGATGTGCTTTAATAAAATCAACTACTGTTTGTATAAACCGCTTATTATTAAACATTAAATTTCCATATAATACATAACGCTATCTTTGGGAATATGAAATTCTCCATCAATACCTATGCTAATGTATCTACCGTTATCAGTTTGTTGATACCACGTCACTACTAGATCTGATCCGTTAGCACCTTGACCTAAAACTTCGTCAACAATGAATGCCATTTTTTCATCTTTATAAAGATTTTTATACATCTTATTTATCTCGAACTTCATACTAGTACTCGATCTTTCTGTGCTTAGTGTGTTGACCATAATCTAAAGATTTTAACAGAATTAATAGATATTCAGCGTCAGCATAATTTAGTTCGAATTTTTTAAATTTACTTCTAACATCTCCAGGTCTATGTGTTACGGTAATGCCATTTCCGTTAGATTTTACTTTCATTAAAGGAGTTTTTGCTTTCCACCAAGATGTATCTAGTTCGCTAGTGTATAACGTTGCTTCGTCCTTATCCGTTTTAAGAATGTACTGAGAATCAATGTTACCTTTAAAATAAGAAATAATACGATTCAATCTGTATGTTTTTTTAATTTCATTATCTATTACAGGCGTCTCGTTAATACCCATCATATCACATAAAGTGTTTTGAATAGTATCAACAAAACCGTTAAGTCCTGTTTCAAGTTTAATAGCTACGTACCTAATCGCGTCCATTTTGCCTCCGAAAAAGAAAGATTATTATCTAATATATACTTATCATTATCACACACAAACCATTTTTTGTCAAGCAAATTCTTCACTAGTGTAAAAGTTTCACCAATAGGATACGCTGATGTTTGACCCATATTCCATGCGTCAACCAGTACGTCGTTTTCATCATCGTTAAGTACTTTGTAACAAACGTCCATACTCAGTTCGTGTTTAATGAATTTACCTTTAAGATCCAAAAATACTCCTAATTGATAATGCTATATTAAGAATTACTTCATTTAAAATAAAAGCACTTATAACATAAAGATATGAACATATCGTATTGTTAATGTATGCAACTTTGGTAGGACTATGTACAGCAAATGCTAAGTAAAATGGGATAAATAACAGAACAACGTTCCAGAACTTAATAAATTTATTTACTTGTTTCATGTTTTTTCAAATCCCCAGGAAACCTGTCGTCTAAATGTGGGTTGTTTTTTAAATTATAAATAGCCATTGAAATACTAGCCAACGCGTGCCCGAGATGAAAAGCAGAAGATTCGGGATCAATAGTCTCTCCGTCTAAGTGCTGATACACATGTCGTATTGCTGCAGCAAGTTGTCTAGAAACCAACATACCTTTGCGATAGTTTGATTTGCCGTACTTTTTCTGACCGTAGGTAAAAGCTTTTCCCATTTCCCACATAGCCTCTAAAGGAATGTCGGTTAAATCAGGCTTACCTTGGTCAAATTTAACACCTTCAGAAGTGTTCGTATCTGTGATTTCTATCATAGGAGGAGTGTATAGACTTAAGGTGTTGCCATCAAAATACATAGACCCGTTAGTAGTTTTAATTTCATAAACTTCAGATGAACCGTCCATGAAAGAAGTCAAAACATACCCAGCTTCAATGCCGTAGTCCTTTGCTGTAACAACGTCTCCAACTTTAAATTTCATACATTCTCCAAAATTGATTTAATTCTTTTTTATATCTACGAATATCCAACGTCTGTTCTTGTTCGTCTAGATAATTTTGCGTATCTTCGTACAATCCTATAAATTCCATAAAGTAATCATACTGTAATGACACTTGCGTTCTATATGCTTGTGAGGTAACAACGGGACATGATAGAGAGATGTCTATCATGTTGAGTTTTTCAGATATCGCTTTTAATTTATTTACATTACCAGCTATGTTCACGATCACATCCCGTCAAAAACTATTTTAAAATGAACTGATAACCTTTAATATTAGAAATGCGATCATTCCATAATTTTTTATCGCGCATAATCTGCATAACATCCGTTACCGATTCTCGATCTCCAGAAAATCCAGAATAATTAACTTCTAAGTGTACAACTTTGTCAGCAAGAGATAGAGCAAGAGCTTCAGGAGTTTCTACCCATAAATTGTTAGCCACCATAGTTTTAAATACACTGTAGTCAATTTTAGCACGCTTAGCAACATCAGCGTCCATCCGATCAACGTATAGTCGGAACATTTTTAACTGTTCACTCATATTTTCTAAAGTACCCTGTGCGCCACCAGACGCAGGATGCGCCATCAAAATAGCTTTGTCAACTAAAAGACGCTCTTTGCCTGTTTGAAAAATATGAAACGCCATAGACGCGCAAAAATTGTTACACACCGTGTAGATATTCTTTTTAGAATGTTTAATGTACTCAATTAAACGTGCACCGTCAACCACACTACCGCCAGGACTGTCTAATTCTAAATAGATCTTATCAGCAGTTGACTTGGATAAGAAGTCAATAGCAATATCTACTGATTCAGTTACGACTGGGACATTAAATTTCAACACCGCTGATGAATCCACGCTAATTTTTGTAACGCTTACTGTGGTTGGTACTACAGTTCCCTCTTGTGATCCAGGCTTGCTGGAAGTTTCAGTTCCACCTAACTGCGGTACATTAATTAATGTTGTTGATACTTCTGGTGTTGACGAGTTTCCACTGACTACAACAGTGCCCGCGAGTAACGTTACTCCTAATACTCCGATAATAATAGCTTTGTTCAAAATTCCATCTCCTTGTTTTATGTTTATTACACTGTATCATATAATTTAAGCTTTGTCAAGTGTTTATTTAACATATATAGTAGATAGTAGAAGACGAAGTACGCGTAATGTGACGTTATCACAATGCTTATAAGCAATATAGACGCACGAAAAGTTCATGTTATCTAAAAATAAGGATGTTTATGGATCATATTAAAAAAATTAATGTATCTTTGGCTTTGATTTGTCTAATTTCTATACGTATGTTGTTTGCTGACGCATCGTTCCCTATGGCTATATTTGGTATAAGCCTTACAGGACTTTACGCTTATAGTAAATACTTAGACAGTAAAGCTATTAAACCGTTAGATCAACAAGTTAAGGCTGAGTTAGAGCAAATGCGAGACACTCTTAGTGGTATTGCTGTAAAAAATAACTTAAAACCGCTACCTAAAGAGAATCAACGGTACTTCTAATGTCTAATATAATTAGTATCGAAGAACTTCGTAAGGAGTTTCTCGAAAAATCTAAACCTAAAGACGTGAAAGAGTTTGTACAAAAACAACAAGAGCTGCTTGAAAAGTTTATGCGTGAATGCGAACAGTTAAAAAAGCAATTAGAACACGCAAATGATTTATTAAAAAACAACCCATCATTAATTATTGGTGGACACGGTAACGAAGAAGAACTAATTTGTGTAGAACAAATTGGTATTCTTAAAGAACGGTCTAAAACTAGAGAACTAGACATCAATGATGTTAAAAAATTAGATTTATTGATTAAGAATTTAAGATTGATTCGTTCTCAACCCACAGAAAACACAACTAACGTTGATTTTCGTGATGTCAGTGAGGTAGATCTTGTCGCAGCAGCCACCAGAAAAGAATAGTCCTGCTATTTCTAAGGCAGCAGCAATTGCTAAGCTTTGGGCTATTCCTAATTTAACTTATAAATTGCATAGAACACAAAAAGATATGTACAATAAGCTACATAATAGCACCGATAAGATTATGGTAGTTGCTTGTTCTCGTGCATGGGGTAAAACCTTCGCTTTATTGACTACAGCTATTGAATTGTGTCTAAAAAAACCTAACGCTATTGTTAAATACCTTGCTCCTACAGCAAAAGATCTTAAGACCGTAGTTTTGCCTAATTTCAGAGCTATTTTGGAAGACTGTCCAAAGAATATTCGTGATAAAATTAAATATAAAGCTAATGAAGGTAAGATTGTCTTTGAAATGAATGGTTCGGAGATACATCTGGCTGGTACTGAAAAGGGTAATGCTGAAAAGGTACGTGGTATCTCCGCAGATCTGTGTATCGTTGATGAGGCGGGCTTCTGTCATGACTTAGAATACATCATCAAGTCTATTTTGCTACCAACTATCACTCGAGGTACAGGTACAAAGGGTAAAAAAATCCTAATGGCTTCAACTCCATCTAAAACTAATGATCATGATTTCATTAAGTACATGAATGATTACGAATTTAATGATAAACTAATTAAATATACTATTTACGACAATGAACGTATGGATAACGATGCTATCGATAGCGGTTACACAGACACACGCGAGTATATTGCTAAAGAAATAGCAGCACCTATTGGTGGTTTAGAGTCTTCTTCTTTTCAACGAGAGTATTTGTGTAACATTGTTGTCGATGAAGATAATTGCGTTGTGCCTGAGTTTACAAACGAAGCTTTACGAGATAAAATTATCAAACCGTGGATTAACCCTCAGCACTATGATGGTTACGTATCTATGGATATTGGTTTTAAAGATTTAACTTTTGTTATTTTCGCTTTATATGATTTCCAAAATGCAAAACTAGTTATAAAAGACGAACTAGTGCTATCAGGAAAGTCAATGCTTACTGATAATTTAGCCTTAGAGGTTAAAAACAAGGAACTAGCTAGTTATTTCAACTTTCAGCTAGGTGAACCCAATAAACCACATTTGAGAGTGGCGGATAACAATAATTTGATCTTATTACAAGATTTGTCAGTAAAGCACAATCTTACTTTTATGCCTACAGCCAAGGATAACTTCGATGGTGCCCTTAATAACATGCGAATGTTGATAAAATCGGAGAAAATCATCATAGATCCTAAGTGTGTAAACCTAATAAAGCATTTAAAATCAGGTACTTGGAACAAAGCCAAGACTAGTTTCTCTCGTAGTCCCGATAAAGGTCACTACGATGGTATAGCTGCACTTATGTACTTGTGTCGTAACGTCAATTTTCAGAAAAACCCTAACCCATCAGAAGGTTATAACTCTAATTACTTCTATAATCAGAACCCGCAAGACGCAAATAAGACCCCATTTGAGACTTTTGCCAAGGAGCTGTTTACCCCTAAACTTAGAGGCCGTAAACGCTAGTAATTTAACATATATAATATAAGGATGTGTATATATGTCAGATTCAAACAAGTACTTCGCAGCCCAGGACTCGGATACGACAGCATCGGATTTGCTTCGTCGAGCTAATGACTGGTACAAAGGGTTATATTCTAATAACTACTTCGATACAATACAACGTTCGTATTTAGCTTATCATGGAATGTTTAGTGGTTCAGACGGACACAAAATTTCTTTTGGTGGCGAACAAGGCGAGCTTACTAAAATAGACATTAATCACTATTGTAATATTGCTCAACACATGCACGTCATGATTACAGCTAATAAGCCGGCATTTGCTGCTAAAGCTTCTAATTCTGACAGTAAATCTATTATTCAATCCAAATTAGCTGCCTCTCTTCTTGAATATTACATGAGAGAAAAAAACTTAGAGAAGTATTTGTCTAAGGCTGTTGAATCTGCTCTTATTTTAGGTACTGGTTACATTAAAATGGAATGGAATGCTACACTTGGTGCTGTTTATGATATTGATGATGAAACTGGCGTTGAAACTAAAGAAGGTGATATTGAATTTCGTAATATTACACCTTTCAATGTTATGTTTGATGTTAATCGTTCGTCAGAAGAACACGACTGGGTTTTATGCCGTACATTTAAAAACAAATATGACCTAATGGCTAAATACCCTGATCAAGCTGAGAAAATTAAGAACGTTCGTCCAGCAGACGATTACTTTAATTATGGTATGGACTTATTCTCTGAAAATAGAACAGATGACATTGCTGTATATGAATTTATTCATAAAAAAACAGACGCTATGCCTGATGGTCGTTATTTATTGTTCGTAGATGATACAACAACGTTAATGGACATGGCTAATCCGTATCCAGGTTTACCAATTTACCGTGTTGCAGCTCGTGACGTTATGGGTACATCTTTTGGTTACTCTCCGATGTTTCCTTTACTACAAATTCAAGATGCGTTAAATGCTACATACTCTGCTATTCTTTCTAATCAATCAGCATTTGCTGTGCAAAGTATTTTCGTTAAACGCGGATCTGATATTATGCCTAAATCTTTAGAAGGTGGATTAAACATCATTGAAGGTAACGAAGCTCCAGTTCCTATCAACTTCACTAACACTCCAGCAGAAGTATTTAATTTCGCTAAAACGTTAGAGACACAAATGGAAACAATCTCTGGAGTATCTTCTGTAACCAGAGGAAATCCAGAAGCATCTTTACGTTCAGGTACAGCTTTAGCTCTAGTTCAATCTACATCTTTACAATACATGTCAGGTCTTCAGCAACAATATATACGTTTGATGGAAGATGTTGGAACTGGTGTAATTAATTTATTGAAAACATTTGCAAACACTCCTCGCATCGTTATGCTTGGTGGATTAGCTAATAAAAATTATATTGAGAAACAATTTGTTGGTGACGATCTAGATAAAATCAATCGCGTCACTGTTGAAGTTGCCAATCCGTTGTCTCAAACTCACGCAGGACGTGCTCAAATTGCTACAGATATGTTGCAATACGGTATCATCAAAAATCCTGCTGACTATTTAACGGTACTTACATCAGGAAGACTAGATGTAATGATCGATCCAACTCAACGTCATACTATTTTAGCTTTATCTGAAAATGAAAAGATGATGTTAGGTGTTCCAGTTAGAGCTATTGCCTTAGATGATCACGTACAGCATATTTTAGAACATCAAGCTGTGATTGCTGATCCAGATTTACGCGAAGGTGAAGTTGCTGATTTAGTTTATCAACATATTTTAGAGCATGTCGATCTTATGAAAACAACAGACCCAGGATTGTTAAGTATTTTAAAAATCCCTAGTCTTGCTGGCATGCAACCTCCACCGGAACAGGGTGGTCAGAACGTACAGGGACAAATGTCTCCTGAAGCTGGACCAATGAGTGAACCAGATAACACCGGACCTGTACCAGAAGCTCCGGCAGTAGATCCATCTTTACAGATGAATCCTAACATCCAACCACCAAGACAGTAATCAGGAGATATAAATGGCTTCAATACCAGGATCAATGTTAAATATGGAAAACATCATAAAAAAGGTGTTTGATCATACTACTGACTCACTTCGTACTACTTCAGGAGGAGCTTTTACTGTAACAATTGACGCCTCGGATGATAGTATTGCTATTGGTGACAGAATCACCGGCGACTTAATGACTGTTAATCCTGATGGATCTATTAACACAAATATTATGGGCGTTACTCCCGTACTAGGTAGAATACCTGTAGATCTAGGCGCTGCCGTTGTGAACATCACGGGTCCAGTAACAATTCCTGGTGAAGTTGAAATTGGGAATGACTCGGGAAATCCTATTCCTATATCAGCATTATCTTTACCTCTACCGATAGGCGCATCTACTTCAGCACTACAAACAACTGGAAACGCTTCACTGGCTTCCATTGATTCAAAGTTAACTTCGCCGATTGCTGTAACAGGACCTTTAACTAATACACAACTAAGAGCCACTCCGGTCCCCGTATCAACAACATCTTTGCCGTTACCAACAGGTGCAGCAACTTTAACTGAACAACAAGCTCAAACTAATATTCTAACTACTATAGAATCTTATACTCAAGTTGTATCAGGGACTACATACTCTACAATTGCAGCAGCGGGTACGAATATAGGGGCAGCATCCGTGGATCAATTAGTAGGTGGTGTGTATAAACAAACTCCGCCAACTTTAACTGATGGAGATCAATCTGAGATTATTTTAAATTCCAAAGGTCATCAAATTGTTGAAGTGTCTAATTCTCTAACTGGTGAATTTAGTTTAACACAAGATACTATAGATGAAATTAAGCCGTTAGACGTTCAACCTACCGTTATGCCTACGGTCACCGCTACTACCGGTACTATTGGTCCTGACCCTGGCGTAGACTTTGTTAAAATTGGAGGGTTTGACGTAGATAATAATGAGTACAGAGAGGCTGTTTTTAACGGAGAAGCGTTGGTTGTTTCTGACAGTACTAATGCTTCTATATCCAGTGGAATAGCAACAAATACTTCAAATACCGCCACCTCTGTAAATAGTATTGATATTAAAACTCCAAACTTAGGCCAAGCGCCTATGATAACTTCTACTCCAGTTGTTATTGCTTCAAATCAATCAACAATACCAACAAAAACAGAAGACGGACAATTATTTACACAAACATTAGCTACTCCCGCTATAAACACAAATTTGATGACAGGTGTAGTATCGACTACTGGATGGATTGATGCTAAGGGTATGAACTCTGTAAGTTTTAGCATTAGAGGTAGCGTCGCATCTGGGACATTTGCTGTAGAACAAACCGGAGATCCGGCTCAAACTTCTGGTATAGTTTTACCCGTTCAAAACTCAGCATCTACGTCGCTTGCAACGTCAGTTAGCGCTATCGGTATAGGTACTACAGAAACTATATACAATTTTCCTATAATGGCTCAGTATTTTAGAATTAGAATGGCTTCGGCTTCTACTGGTACAGTAAACACTAGAACTATAACAAAACAAGCTCCCTTCACTACAAATAGCGTGTTTGTTGGCGGAGGTTCCTCTACCGTAACGGTTGCTTCCGGTACTATTACTACCGTGTCTTCTGTGACAGGTGTTACTGCTGCGAATCTGGCTATACCTGGTAGAATACAGGACACAACACTTGCTGCTGTCACTACCACGACAACTACCGCAGGCGTTACACCTACGTTCGGTACTACTTTCCAATTAGTATTAAATATTTCCGCAGTATCGGGGACTTTACCTACCTATGATTTAGGTATAGAGCAGTCTTATGATGGCGGGGTTTCTTGGACTAGAATATACGACATGCCTAGAATTACTACTACCGGTCAGTATTTTACTCCCGAGTTCGCGGCTGTAGGTCAGGTCAGATATGTTCAGACTATCAGCGGTACTACACCTTCTTTTACTCGACAAATTCAAAGACTACAAGGCAGCGGTTCCCTTTCTAGTAGAATAAGCCAAATAATAAACAGAAGCGTTGTTTTAACTACACCAAATGCTACAACTCCTTCACTAAGAGTTCACAATGCGTCTAATGTTCAGTTGGTTTTTAACGTAGGTGCGATTGTAACAACGCCACCAGAGCTACAACTCGAAGGTTCTGACGATATGGGCGCTTCTTGGTACGTTCTAGGCACGCCGCTAACTGCTGTGGCGTCTAGTACAGTACAGGTTACTATAGTCGACGTTCAAACACAATTAATTAGAGCAAGAGTAAGTACTGCCGGTGTCGGAGTTACTCCTGGTTATGTTTTACTGAAAGGGTTTTAATATGTATAGTTTATTTGAAGTTTTACCAAATGGTGATAGGGTTTTATTAATGAGTTCTGTGAATAGAGAAGCTTTAGATTCTTTTACAAAAATAGAAGAAGTTGAATATTCTATAGAACACTTTGATGGTTTTAGTACTATAATTTTACAAGAAGAAGAGGGTATTTAGATGGCAGCACAACCGAGAGAATTATACCAATATCACAAAGACGCTGTTAAAATGTACGAGGACATTAAAACTAGAATGGAAGAGGGTACACTAAACCCAGGGGACGTTCTATTTTATTACACAGAGTATTTACAATCAATTCAAAACACACAAATCATAGATATTTTAAAAGATTTATTGTCTACAGCAAGTTTAGGTATTACACAACAACCGGAGCCAGTAAGTAATGCAATAGATAGGTATGTAATTGACCAAAATCCTTCGGCACCTTTTGGTGGAGATAATACTAGTAGAATACAAGCGTCCTACGATTTAGTTGATTTGTATGAAGAGTGTGTAGAGCTTTTTAGTAATAAAATTATTAAAGTAAAAGTTGATCAAAGATACGCATTTCAAAGTAAATACTTTTACGCATTTAATCAAGGTCTAGATTGTGATTTTATTATTACATCTCTTTGTAACAGATATAGCGATAACAACTTGCAATGCGCCAATCAGGGTGATTACTACTTAATAACAACTTAATACAAAGGAAATTAAAAATGGGAAAATTAACAAAATATACACACGTCGTGTCCTCAAACAAACTAACTTGCGAAGTTACCTATACAGTACAAGGCAAATCTGTAGATTTAAAAGTAGAAGTCTTATCATTAGATTTACTTTCCATAGATACTCACTGGGGTATCAATACTATATGTACGAAGTTGTCTCAAATAATGGGAATGACTGTAACAGTTTAGTATGAAAAATTTCTTCTTAGCACTTATGTCGGATACTGGAAATTTAAGTATGACTAGATTTTTAAGTCTAGTTTGTGTACTATCTGCGTGTCTTATTACCGTAGTATGTCTTTACAGACAACAACCTGTTGATAGTGTTGTTGGAGTAGTTTCTGTATTTTTAGGCGCGGCATTTACTGGCAAGGTTGCTCAAAGTTTTGCTGAAAAAGACAACAAGGCTGAATAATATGCAAGATAAAATGCTTAAAGAATTATTAGGAGAGGATTACGATCAGTTGGACACAGAAGCTCTAAAAGTGCGTCTAGGCGAAAGACAAAAGGATTTTAATCCACAAAGAGTGCCTACTCCATTAAATGACGACATATACGCGGACGCTGTGAATAGAAAAGCTAGTGATTATTATAATTCTCGTGTGGATAATTTACAAAAAGCATTAATTAACGATAGAAATCCGAACACAACTAATCAAAAATTAGTTCAAATGTTATCAAAAAAAGCTGATATATCGCCTCCTGTATATAAAGAAATGTCAAGTAACACTCGCATGGGTGAGTATGATCCCAAAAATGACACACTAAGTATTAATTCCGACTTAAATAGAGATCAACAGTTATCTACTGTAATTCATGAAATGAAGCATGCTAGTGATAGTAAAAAGGGTTTGTCTCCTCTACTTAATAATATAAATAAGATGACTTTACCTAGAGAACAAACTAAAATTCCTTATCCTGACACGCCTTCCGTTAAAGCTCATTTAGAAAATACATTTAACGTAGACGCGGGTCAGGTAGAAGAAGCTATACTTAATAATGATTTTCCTAAAGTGTCAGAATATTACAATCGCGGACATTTTATAGGCAACGATCAAGTAGAAGATGTAGCCGATCAAGTGTACAATCCTATTGGATTTGAAAAACTAAAATCATTTATAAAAGGAAACTAATTATGTCAGAAAATTTATTTAACAAAAAAATATCAAATATTAAAGGGCAGCTTACATTTAAAGATACTAATTTATCTATTGAAAGTGGTATTAAAATTCCAACAGACGAAGTTATTGTAGCTAAAAAGGGTTCGTTATATTTGTGTAAAACTGACGGTAATGTATATAAAAAACTTACTGACGATGTAGATTTAAACTGGGAAGAAGTCGGTGCGGGTGGGGGCGGTTCTGGTACAGTATCGGAAGTCACGGCTACGCTACCTGTAAATGTTACTGACGGAACAACAACTCCTAATATTAGCATGACTCCTGCTTCGGCGACTGATGAAGGCTATGTAACTACTGGCGCTCAAGAGCTTGCTGGTGCAAAAACATTTTTAAATGACGTGTTACTGTCCGCTGATTTAGACTCATCTACAGCAGCACCTTTGCAAATAGGTACTACAAATGCTACAGAAGTTAATATTGGTAGGACCGATTTAACTGATACGACTTTTTTTAATGTAAAGCCTACAACTGTAGAGCATGAGACAAATAATACTGTTTTACAAAGAGCGTCTGGTTATTATTCAACTACCACAGAACAGTCAATGTATATATTTGACGATGTAAACTCTAATTCTGCATCTACAACTATATATGCTAACGGTGATGTGAATATCGATAGCTCTGATACCATTTCTTTACAATCTGTTAATGGAGCTAACACTGGTACTATTTTAAATGCTCCTAGTTCTATCAGTTTAGCGACTGTTGGAACCGGATTAAGTTCAGGTCTTAGTGTAGATTTAACTCAAGTTGCTGCATTTTCTTTAGATAGTGTAAATAGTACTTCATCAGATTTTAGCATTTATCCAAATGGTGATATTGAATTTAATGCTTCAAATAGTGTTACTTTTTTCTCAGATGTAATAACTTTAGATAATCAAAATATTAAGAATATGGCAAATCCGGTAGACCCGCAAGACGCGGCTACTAAAAATTACATAGATACTAAACCGTTTCTTGCTCCCAATATGACTACCTTAGTGAGAGATGCTCTAACAGCAGTAAGTGGTATGATTATTTTCAACACTACAGTTACAAAATTACAAGTATACGATGGATCTATTTGGATTGATCTACACTAAATTGAAAGTAAATTAACATATATTTATGAGACTACCCGCATTTTGTGGATGCTCACTTTAAACCCGTACCCTATCAAGTATAGGAACGAACAAAGGAAAATACAATGTCAGAAGACAACAGTCAAGGTACAGCTACGCCTCAAGCAGCTACAAACGCTCCCGCCCCAGTAGAAACATCAACAAATAATACAGCTCCGGCAAATGCTACAGCAGAAGCGGATCTAGCTGAATTAGAAGCTATTGATCTAGAAGATGTCAGTAAAGAAGAAGCTAAAGAGATTAAAAAAGCAATTAAATCTCTAGAAGTTAAAGTAAACGGTAAATCTAAAACCGTTGAAATTGATATGAATGACGAAGAATCTATCAAGTCTTACGTACAAAAAGCTATGGCCTCAGAAGAGAAGTTCTCAGAAGCTAAACAATATCGAGCACAAGCTGATCAACTAGTTAAGATGTTACAAGAAGACCCTTTGAAGGTTTTACGTAATCCAGCACTAGGTCACGATGTTCGTAAGTTAGCTGAACAAATCTTATTACAAGATCTAGAAGAAGAGTCTAAGACTCCAGAACAAAAGAAAATTGAAGAATATGAGCGTAAACTTAAAGCTTACGAAGAATCAGAGAAGACTAAGGAAGAAGAGACTCGTAAAGCTCGTCTAGAAGAGGCAACACGTCGCAATTACGAAGAGATCCAAACTAAGATGATTACAGCACTAGAAGCTAGTTCTTTTCCAGCAGAGCCGTATTTTGTGCGTCGAGTTAGCGACATCTGGTCAGCGGCTATTGAAGGTGGTTGGGAAGATTGTACAATTGAAGACATTATGCCTTACGTAGAATCAAAATTACATAATGATTTCAAGGGTTTACTAGATAAACACAGCGATCCAGAGAAATTAGAGAAGCTTTTAGGTAAAGATCGTTTAGATAAATATCGTAAACATAAGATCTCTAAGGTTAAAAAAGTACCTACTTCAGCTAACGCAGCAACGAATAGCGTAGCTAAAGCAGTAGTGCCGGAAGTTAAGCCTGTAGCTAAAAAAGTGAAGATTGAGGACATTGGGGGGTGGTAAACCCCTCTTTTTACTAAGATTTAACATATATAGTAGATATATAGTATAAAATAATACGTCATATTTTTCGGCTTTCGGACAAGCACTAGCCTCTGAGATACCAAGAGAACACTAAGCGTATAAATAGTACATATACCTAAATAAACAAATAAAAATATAGTGTCATAGACACAGAAATAAGGATTTAAAATGGCAGATTTTCCAGGAGCAGGAGACATTAACACGTTTAATGGTCTTTTCAAAAAAGTTTACGCGGAGCGTTTAGAAAACATTATCCCAGTAGGCAAAAAAGTAGCAGAAATGATTCCTTTCTTACCAAAGAAAAAAACAGGCGAATCATATAACCAAGCCATCATTTTAGGCTTAGAACAAGGTATTACATACGCTGGTTCACAAGACGGAGCTTTTGCTCTTAATGATGCAGTAGCGGGACAAGTACGTCAAGCAACTATTCAAGGTTACCAATTAGTATTACGTGCGGCTATGTCGTATGAATCTATTTTCCGTTCTGAAGGTGATGAGCAAGCTTTTGAAGAAACAACTAAGTTTGTTGTTCAAAACATGATGGATTCACTTTATAAGAAATTAGAAGTAGAATTACTATACGGACAAGATGGAATCGGTATCGTTGATGCTGCTCCAGCTCCTACAGCGACTTCATTCAAAATTACTGATGCAGAATTTGCTGCTGGTATTTTTGCTGGATCTCGTGGTATGAAAGTTGACGCGTACAATGGTGTAACTCTTGTTGGTACAGCCTCAATTCAACGTGTAGATCTTAACACTAAGATCGTAACACTTCAAGGTCTTGGTATCGTTGGTATCGCGGCTGGTCACAAATTGTACCCACAAGGTGCATTTGGTAAGCAAATGTTAGGTATGAAGAAAATCATGGAAAATACTGGATTAATGTTCGGTATCGATGCTGCACAATATGAATTGTGGGAAGGTACGCAATTCGCTTTACCATCTCCAGATGTATTGTCATTTTCTGTAATCCAACAAGCGATTACTAAAGGTGTTGAAAAAGGATTAGATAAAGACGTAACTGTTCTTTGTAATCCTGGTCACTGGGATGACTTGTTAACTGAGCAAGCTGCTTTACGTATGTACGACAGTTCATACTCAACTAACGTAGCTGAAAACGGAGCACGTACAATCAAATTCCATTCACAAAATGGTATGGTTGAAATCGTTCCTTACATCCACGTTAAACAAGGTCACGCTTTCATCATCTGTAAAGATGACTGGAGACGTATCGGTTCTACTGACGTAACTTTCAAACGCCCTGGACAAGCTGACAAGTATTTACTTGAGCTTAGTTCACACGCTGGTGTTGAATTACGTGCTTATACTGATCAAGCTGTACTTTGCATAAAGCCAGGTCGCCAGATCTTAGTAACAAATCTAGTTGTTTCTTAATTTTAATTAAGATGATATTAGTAAAAGGGGAGCCGAAAGGCTCCTTTTTTTATTTCTGTTTAATATACTCCGCCACGTTAGCTAGTGTGTCTTCTTCTTCATGAATATCAATATAACACTCTAACGCTTCGTCCATAAAACCCAACATCAACATATTTATGTCTTCAATTGGTGAATTAAGTTTTTCATTTTTTTCTATCATAGAATAAATCATCGATTCAACTTCGTCAAAAAGTTCTCTACCTATAGTGTAAGGATTGCTTTTAGCTTTAGCCTGATCCCAAGCAACGTTCTCTACTTTTTTTTGTAACTCTAGTAAGTTAGCTTCTAATTTCTTCATAATTTGTTTTTTATCTTTTTTATTCATAATATTATACTACCTTATTTTTGTTTTTTTGTCAAGTCTTTTTTTAATTCTTTTAAAATTGTATCATAAAGAGACTTCCAGTTTTGAGGCATGTTATTCTTTTTTGCTTGATTTTCATTCCACCATAGAGGCCTGTAGTTTCTATAATTTAAAACAACTAAATGTGCTTCTTCGTCAGTTTCTTTTCCTTTTAGAAAGTCTAAAGGAATTATATGATCCAGATGTATTTTACCTCTACCTCGACCGTGTAGATCTTTAGTCATACCAGCAGTGTATTGATCTGCTATGTGTTTGTCGAAAGTAGCTATGTCACACCCTAAATCCTTTACGCACGACATAGTTCCGTGTTTTTTGTAAGCATGTAACGCTGATCCGACTGACCCTCTAATTAATTTCTTCCATTTAAAGAAGGGGTCTGTAGCTTTTCTGTGTTTTGTATACTTATTCTGCTTAGCTTTGTATTCGGGAGTTTTACTTTTTACACTTTTTTTAAGTGATATTTCTTCAGCATTGTTTATTCTATATAGTTTCTGGGTTTTCAATTGTTTGTCTCTGTTTTTTTCATGGTACACTTTTTGTTTAGGAAGAATAACATCTTTATGTTTTTCATAGTATTTCTTACTTTGCGGCTTTCTACAAATTTTACACACGGGCGACAGTCCATCAAGCTTAGCTTTATCTTTACCAAATTCACTAGCATTCTTTGTAGTGTTACAACAAGGGCATAATTTGTAATCTACGGCTAACTTTGGTGAAGCTGCAATCTTAGCTCTACGTGTATTATTGTAAGCATCTCTGCAAGTTTTACACTCAGTTCTATGCCTACCTGTATGAGATCTTTTTTGAAATTGATCTAATTCTTTTGTTTCTTTGCATACTGTACACGTTTTCATACACTTAGCTTACCACAAAGTATCACCACTTGTCAATATATTTATTAAAATTGTGTCTAATTGAGCCAGTGTTATAGTAAATCAGTTCTACCAAATAACTTTATATATTTAATTATACTAGGCTGATCTTCGCTGACTAAATCGTCGTTTTCTAACAAATAATCTGGGTATTCAAATTGGATACGATTGTAGTGAACACTTCCTGGAACACAACAAACTATAGAGTGCATACCAGAATTTTCATGTAATGTTACATACAAAATATTATTAATTCTATACATTTTATATGTCATTACCTGTCCACATTTTCCAAAATTTACGTATTACATCCCTGTTGTCACAACTATAATCGGCCAAAGTTACATTGCTGACATGGATAGGGACGTGTTTGCCGTCTTGGTAGTAACGCATGCTATAATCTTCGCCCCATTGAACGTCAACCCAAAACTCGTCAATATATCTATACAATATCATAGTATTTTACCAGTCATAACCCACCACATTATACGAATAACATTATCATCTTCTGTTACTATTTCAAATCTTTTAGAGTCCATAGCAAAAAAGTCATACGGTAATTTTCGCTGTGTACCAGTAAGAGCATAATATCTCTGTATATAGTTATAATTTATATCTATATCATCTATTATATACTCATAGTTGTGACCTCTGTTTATTCGCATCAATACCATTTGCACTTGATTCCTAAAACGTCTATATAAGTGCGCCAAACCTTTTCATCGCTTGTTATTATCACAAAGTGATTAGTTGTCACACTATGTTCCAAAACATCTTCGTCTATTTTTTCAGATGCAGTATACTGTGTATCGTGAGAGTGCCACGTACCTCTTTCAAAAAACACCTTATAATACCTTTTTTTAATATAACAACCATAATATGTCTTATTTTTATCCAGCATCAAACAACTCTCCCGTTGTAACAAACATGTATAATACTGCTACATCTAAGTTTGTTGTAACCAAAGTTCCACTTTCTAAAACTTTTAGATGTATAGTAACACCCTCACCTCTAGCATAATACATTTTGACGGTTTCGCCCTCAGTTAAGTATGCCATATATCTGTTTTTCTGTTTGTTATACGTATACACACCTATAAATTTACCTTTATGTGCCATTCTTACAATATAACATATATTATATAGGGAGTCAAGGATAATATGATTACTAGAGAAGAAATCACAAAAGGTGCTGAAATTCCAAAAGAGTATGAAGCTAACTTATTGAAATTATTAGAGATTATGAATTTAATTAGAGCTAAATATGGCAAGATTATGCGTATAACTTCAGGATTCCGTAGTGAATCCGAGCACTTACGGATTTATCGCGAAAAAGGTATTACAGACAAAAAGAAAATACCTATGAAATCTAAGCATTTACGTGCTCTAGCTGCCGACGTAGCTGATGCTGACGGTAAGCTCAATGCTTGGTGTAAGGAAAACGAAGAATGGCTTAGATCTATTGGTGTATGGCTAGAAACGCGTCAAGGTGGCTGGCAACACTTCCAGATAGAGGCTTTTGGGTCTTATAAACCCAAGGGAACAATCTGGTTTAATCCATAATAACCTCGAGTATTTAGCTATATAAAGATAGTGCCGATTTAACATATATATTATATAGGAGTACTATGAGTGATTTAAAAGTTAACTCTAAAATTTTTGCTTATCCCGATCCAGGTAAGGAACCAAATTGGGCATCAGAAGTAACTAACTGGGCAAGAGAAGTAACTATAGTTTTAGACAGCTTTGCTGGTCTTGGTACGCTAACAGAAACTCAATCTGTAATTGAAAATAACATTTCTTCAGTTAACGCTAAATCAGTTTTAGGTCTTATTTTTAATAAAACACTTTGTCGAGTGGCTACAGTAGTTTACCGCATCTATAGAAAAACAGCTTTAACTAGTGAGTCATCTGAAGATGGTATTTTAACTCTATATTACAGTGAAGTTAATCCTTTAAATAAATGGTCTATTACTAGAGAAATAACTAACGTTGCGGATGTAAATGATGTTCCAACTTTAGTGTATTTTGATGTTGATAATTCTGGACAAGTTAAATACTACAGCAGTGATAAGCTTTCTGGTCCAGGCGATTCTAATTACGAAGGTTACATCAGATTTAAAACAACAAGTATTATTCGGTAGGTATAAATGTTAAGCATTAAGAGATTTTTAAAAGCAATACGAATAATTAACGAAGTAGATCAATCTAAGTCTATAGAACTTTCAGTTTCTAATAGTGCTACATCTAACACTAATACTGTATTACAATCTTCACAAACTGCTAACCGTGTCATTACTTTACCCGATGCTACTACAACTCTTATTGACACTGACTCTCCTCAAGTACTAACAAATAAAACTGTTTCACTTACAAATACCACGGACAATAAATTATTATTATCAGAAGCTTCTACTCATAAAATAGTAGACTCCTCAATTACACACACAACTAACGTATCAGCGACAACGCTAGACTTAGGTACAAAAGAGTTAGTCATCAACGGTAATTCTATTCGTGTTCCAGTTAAAACGTTTCCAGTACTTACTCCTCCGGCTGGTAATGCTGGAGATATTATTTACAATACAACTACAAGTACATTTTGGATTAACCAAGCCGGTACATACGTAGAACTAATTGTTGCCACTGGAGCAGCTAACGTCACACTATCTAATTTAGTTTCTCCTACTGCTATAAACGAAGATTTGTTACCAGGAATAGATCTTAATGTCGATTTAGGTAGTGCTATTTTACGATACAACACTTTAAATGTTAACTTTGTAGAAGCTACTAACAATGTTAATATTGGTAACGATTTAGATGTAACTAACGACGCAACTATAGGTAATGATCTTACTGTTGACGGAGACACTGTATTACAAGGCGATCTTACTGTTAACGGAACAACTACAACAATCAACACACAAAATCTCACAGTAGAAGATCCTAATATTATTGTAAATCATGGTGGAAATGATCTTACTTCACAAGGTGCCGGTATTACCGTCGAACGTACCGGAACTTACGGTTCTTTGGTTTACGACTCAGCTTTGTCTTCTAAATTTAAAGTAGGACCCTTATCTGCTGAGAGTGAAATTTTAACTACAGGCAATGATCAGACTATAACATCCATAAAAACGTTAACTAAACCTCTAGAACAATTACAATCAGAGGCCGTATATACCTTAGTAGATTTTACTCTAACATGTACGTCTCCCGTAAATACGATCACAACGGCTTTATCGGGTGTTGTTAAATCTATTAATACTGGGCATTTAAATACCACCGCAACGTTGTATAATAATTCCGGTGCAGATGTTGTTTTAGTTAATTTCGCAAACGGTGCAACAACTGACTTTGAAATAGCTGTTCCTGGTGATTACGATTATGTTCTAGCTTCTGGTAAAATGATTCAGTTTCAAATGGTTCTAATTGGTGGGTTTACTCGAATTGTACTAATGGGTAAAGTTGACATCAGTCGTGTTGGTATGATAGAATCGTTTGCTGGAGATCTATCTCAAATCCCTTCTGACTATAAATATTGTAATGGTAGAGAATTAGATATTGCTGATTTTCCTATATACAATGAAAAAGTTGGCACAAATTGGAAAAAATACAATCAAGTTGTACCTGTAGGAAAAGTTCTACTTCCTGATCTTCGTGGACAATTTCTACGCGGCGGTACGGAGTATTACGCGGTTCAAGGTATAGCTTTTGGTTTTTCTTTACCAACAGCAATACCTTCACAAGCTATCGGTGGCGTTGGTGTAAACGCTTGGACTAATGTGAAAACTGGTGACAGAGTTTTTGTACAAGGCGGCGGACTTAATGGATACTATTTTATTGATGTTACAACAAATCTCGGACAGTTTTCTGTATTTAATACACTGGACGCATGTTACTCTAATGTAGGCGCGGTGTTGTTTACGGTAGCAGGAGCGATTACTATTACATTAGAAACAGATTTATATACATCAATACGTTACGGTAATTCAGTTTCCTACCCATCTACAGAATTAAACACTTTCGTAGGATCTATCCAAAGTCAAGCAATACAAGCACATACTCACAACGTGCTAGGATTTCCAAACCAGGGTGTAAATCCTGGTAATGCTGATAATATTGATGCTAGTGGTGGCAGTTTAGGTGCAACTAGCTCTACTGGTGTGTTAGAAACCAGACCAAGCAATTCATCGGTCACCTACATTATTAAAGTTTTACCAGATTATATATAAGGAAACAAAAACATGAGCGTACCAGGAGCATTACTAAATCAAGAAAATATCATCAAAAAGGTCTTTGATGAAGTAACTAATTCATTACGAATTACTGGTTCTATTGTCGTTCCACCTCCCGTGGGTGCGGCCACTGAAGCGAAACAAGATACACAAATCACGCTTCTTACTCAAATAGAATCTAATACCGCGTCGTCTAGTTCCACACCAATTACAGTAAAGCAAATATCGGCGCTAGTTGATACATCCGCAACTAATATTACTGTAGCTACTCCGGTACAGATATTTTCATCTTTGTCTAGCACTATATATAAAGTGCAAATTATAGAAGACATAGGAGAATATATGGTGTTATGCGTTGGCGCACCTGGATCTGAAGTGAACGTAGCCGCATTGCCGCTGGGTGGTGGTGAGGTAGAAATTACTATTTTATCCGGATCTCGGGTATCAGTTCGTTCATTAGTCAACACAATTTCAAATGGTAAATTAATTATAAACGCTTTAGGCAACATTTAATACATAGGAGAATCTCACGATGGCTAGTACAATTTTTAACTTAGGTGCTGTAAAACTTTTAAAAAAGATTTTACGTTTTCAGGAGTCTGACATCCAGATCATAACTGGTAACAACGCTGATCCAACCGTATCGGCTGTTGATGCTGTCAGCGGTTCTATGTATATGCAGGATGGTACGCAAAACGTATACATCAAACAAGATAACGGTAGTACGACAAACTGGGCTTTAGTTAGCACTAGTGCGGCTTTAGCCAATTACATTCCTACATCTGAAAAAGCTGCGGCACTCGGTGTTGCAACTCTAGATGCTGGCGGTAAAGTTCCTGCTGCTCAATTACCTAATTCTGTTATGGATTACAAAGGCAACTGGGATGCTGCTACTAATACACCTACTTTAGCAGATGGCACAGGTAATGCTGGTGACGTTTATCGCGTTAACACTGCTGGTACACAAGATTTAGGTTCAGGATCTCAAGTATTTAGTGTAGGCGACTGGGTTGTGTATAGCGGAGCTATTTGGCAAAAATCTTCTAATTCTAATGCTGTAATGTCTGTAAACGGACTTACTGGTGTTGTTGTTTTAGATACAGATGACATCGCTGAAGGTGGTACTAACTTTTACTACACTACAGCTAGATTTAACACGACGCTTGCAACAAAAACTACAGATGATTTAGCCGAAGGTGCGACTAACCTTTATTTTACTAATGCTAGAGCAATATCTGCTGTTGATTTGTCTCCGTATTTAAAAGCTGACGGCACAGTGGCGATGACTGCCAACTTTAACGCTAACAGTAATAAAATTATTAACGTCACTAATCCTACTGCGGCACAAGATGCTGCTACTAAAGATTACACAGACACAGCTCTAGCTTTGAAGGCTAATATTGCGTCTCCGGCTTTAACAGGCACACCTACAGCCCCTACAGCGGCTCCTGCTACTAATACAACACAAATAGCAACAACAGCTTTCGTACAAAGTGAAATTGCTAGTATAGGTTCTGGTGCAAACGTAACTTTATCAAATTTAACTTCTCCTGTAGCGTTTAACCAAGATTTAATCCCTGGTTCTAATAACACTAGAGATGTTGGTAGTTCTGCTAATAAAATTAAAGACGTTCACGCTGCGACACTTACAAACGGCAGTGCGGTTGTTGATATGGTTGCTGGTACTATTGCTAATAGTTCGGGACAATTAACTGTAGATTTTGAAAATAGACAATTACAACAAGGCACTTTTATTTCAGCAAACTGGGATAGTATTGGTTTAGATTTATATGACGCTGTTAATGCAAACAATGGTCGTATCGCTGGACTAGGTAATATTCAATTAGCCACGGGTACAAATTTAAATGCACTATTAACGTCTAATCGTACAACAGCTTTAGCTGCTGCTGGCGTTGCTACTGTGTCGATTACTTCAAGTAGATTTTATGTAATTAAATACAGAGCTTCTAGAGCTTCAGGTGGAAATGATTGTAAAGTTGGAACGTTACATATTGCTAAAGAAGCGGCCGGTAACAACACTAATGCTGCGATCAATGATACATACGTAGCTACTAACGTGTCTATGGATGATTTAACTTTTGCTATCAATGCCAGCGGTAATTTAGAGATCACCAATAGCACAGCATATTCGGTTGATTTACGATATGAAATTCACCAACTGTAATTAACTAAATTAAATATATATTGGAGAATGAAGATATATGTCAAAAAATTCCTTTAAAGTAAAACAGTCGTTAGTTATAACGGCTGTATCTAGTCAGCCAGCTAATCCACAAAATGGTGAGATTATTTATAACACTTCTGTTAATAATTTTCAAAAATACGTTAACGGTGCGTGGGTTAACGATTCAGTACTGCCTACGTTTACAGCAAATAGAGCTTTAGCTTCTGACGGTTCGGGCACTATTACAGTGTCAGCGACTACCGACACAGAATTGGCGTACTTGAGTGGAGTAACTTCTGCTATTCAAACACAATTAAACGCTAAAATGACAAATCCTATGACTACTATCGGCGATATGATCTATGGTGCTGCCGCAGGTGCTCCGTCTCGTATTCCTTCAGGTAATAATGGTGACATTTTACAAGCTAACGGAAGTTCTGCGCCCACTTGGATAACTCCACAAGCTAATGCCAACGCATCTTCAGTAGCCGCTCGTAATGGTACGGCGGGGCTAGTAGCCAGATACTTTGCGCCTCAAATTAACCCTACGGTGACCTCTGGTGTCACGACTACGTTAACAAACGCAAGCTTTGGTACACAAACTTTCAGCGGAACTTCGAATCAAACTTTAGTTATGCCAGCTAACAACACTATACAAACGGGTATGCAGTGGTGGATTAAAAATAGAAGTACTGGAGTTGTAACTGTTAACTCTAGCGGCGGTAATTTAATTAAAGCTATGGCTCCAAATTCAAGTATGCAGTTAACATTAAAAACAAGTACTTTGGACACTACTGCCGCTCCTTGGGATGTTAGTTACGCTAATGATGGAGCTGTAATCGTAACCAATACTAGTGCCGTTAAAGCTGTAACCGCTTCAAATGTATTTTCTCAAATGACTAGTAATTCCATAACTTTACCTATAGGTACTTGGGAGTTATTTGCTTCTGTAGATGGTGGTAATAATGGCACTGGTCCAGGATACGCTGAAGTAGGTCTTGGTATCTTTGGTACAAACGGTGCCGACAATGCTACGGTTCCCACTTTATTATCTGCAACACCAAATTTAACTATTATTTCTCACAATATAGTTTTAGGTGTTTTAGGTGTACAATATTACCTGGGATCATCTGCGCTATTTAATCCTATGGGGCACGTTGGGCCTATCATAGTAAACGTAACTTCAGCTACTACTGTATTTGCTGTGCCTTATATGGGTATGACTGTACCAGCTAACGCTCGTCTAACAGTTGGTATAACTGCCAGAAGATTGTACTAGTATTATGGCAAAGATGGTATCGGGCATTCATAAAAAATCAGAACTAAAACAGCAACACGCAGTTGTTGAGAAAATAGTGTATATTGATAAGATTGTTGAAGTTCCTACTATTCAAACTGTAGAAGTTGAAAAGATTGTATACATCGAAAAACCAGCAGAAATTCAGTATATTGACAAAATTGTTGAAAAAACTGTGATTGAACCTTTAAATCAACAACTGATTGATAGACTATATAATATGACAGGCATCTGCGGTATATTGTTATTAACTTTAGTCTTAAAATTTACAGGAGTTATATAATGGACTCAAAACGAAAACTAGCTACCGTAGAGGACTACTTTAATCCTAAATACGACCCTACTGAATTACTTGATCCTGTTATAGCTAATGAAATCAATAACTTAGAACCAGAAGCTCGCACACATGCTGTAGACAAAGCGTTTGATGAAGCTGGCACATTAGCTAAACTAAGACGTTATATTGGCGGTATTACTATCGGCAAAGACATATACAAGAAACAACCTTAATTTAACATATATTATATATAGGAGACCGCACGATGAACGATTTAAAAGCTATATTAGGAGCTAAAAAGAGCATAGATCCGATTGAAAAGGAAGCTAAGCTTAAAGCTATTAAAGATATGCGTAAAATGGCCGGAGATTTAATGTCTGATGACGTTAAGTCTATGAAGAAGGTAACTGTATCTGCTCCCGATGACGCTTCGTTAGAAGCTGGTCTAGAGAAGGCACAGGAAGTTGTTGCTGAAAATCCGATGGAAGAAATGGAAGAGTCAGAAGATTCTCTAGAAGACATCGTAGAATCAGTAGAAACACCTGAAGAAATTGACGCATTAATGGCAAAATTAGCGGAGAAAAAAGCTACTCTTGCTAAGGAGTAGTAATGGCTACCAATAATAAAACGTTAAGTACGAATAAGTTAATCCATTCGATTAAACTTCGTGCCGCAATTCCACAAAGTACAAATACCTTTCTTGAAGAGGATTTTCTTTATTTTATTAATGAAGAAATGGATCTCGGTGTAGTCCCGCATGTCATGCAATATCATGAAGACTATTTCCTATTTACAGAACGTATACCTGTATCAGAGAACGTTACTCGTTACCAAATACCTAGTCGTGCTATCGGTAATAAATTACGAGATGTTTCATATTCTGACGGTGTAAATCAATACGAAATGACTCGTATTGCTGTAGAAGATATTTCAGATTCATACTACAATAGTTTTATTGGTAATGGTGGATTACGTGCGTTTTATTTAGAAGGCGATGAAATCGTTTTATCTGGTTCAGTTTCGGCTGCTCCTGGTTTTATTGTTGTTTCATACTATATGCGACCAAACACTATGGTAAGCGAGAACAACGCTGCTGTAGTTACTAATGTTAACAAAAACAACGGACTAGTTACCGTTGATAAAGTGCCTGAGAGTTTTTTAAATGTGTTGAATTTTGATATTACATCAAGTAAATCAGCTTTCCGTTTAGTAGCTAAAGAAATTACACCAGACGGCTATATTTCTGACACTAACCTAAATTATACATTCGGCACTATTAAAAAGATAACTTCAACTTTACCTTTATTTTCATCTTTAGTTTCATCTTCTTATATTACAGTTACAGATAATTCAAACGGACTAAACACACTTAATGTTTTCTGGATTGACTTAACTGCCTCTGCTGCACCAATTGTACCTAATGCTAATATTTACAGAGTTAATTGTACAACAGCCACTTCTAACGCTGACGTGATTACCGCTTTATCTAATCTATTCAATAGTACTTTCGTGGACAATCGTCTAATCATGACCGCAGTAACTTCGGATAGTTTTGCTATCGAAAATGGCGGTATTGGTATTTCTGTAGGCGATAACTTTACTATCACTAACACTATACCAGTAATTCAGGTAGTTGATCAGGCTGGAACTATTACTATTCCAGCTAAATTACAAATTAATGATGTAATAGCTTTACCCGAAGAAACAACTATACCACAAATACCGATAGAACTACACTCAATGCTAGCACAACGTGCAGCAATGCGATGTCTTGAGTCTCTAGGTGACAATACGGGTCTTCAAGCAGCAGCAGCTAAGCTTGCTGATATGGAAGCAAAGACAGCAAGTCTTATAGATAATCGCGTAGAGTCTTCTCCGTTAAAGGTTGTACCAAGACACGGGCTTATAACGAGAACACAAAACAACATCTATCGAGGGAGATAGTCATGGCTACTAGCTCTATTAATACAACAAAAGGTCTCTCGACTTTTCCCAATTACATCTCCAGCGCACCAGAGGGTAGCCTTACCGTTGCTTCTAACACTATTATAGATAGAGACAATATACTAGAGCCTCGTCGCGGTATGCGGGTAATTGCTGACCTTCCTGATTTTGCTAAATCTCTTTTAAGCTATAAAGATAGAGTGTTTGTTCATTTTGATAATAGTTTAGGTTTCTTGGATTTAAATACTCCAGCAAATGTTACTATTATGAAGGGTACTAAACTTTTTCAATTGGCTTCACCTTCTACTAATATTAACATTGTAGACCATGGTTTTGCTGTTGGTACTAAATTATTTTTCACTAAGACAAGAGATTACTCTTTGTCTGGTGTACAATTCTACCCGTTTCCTTCTGGTATAAATGAAGTTTCTGAATTTGTTGTATTAAATGTAATAAACAAAGACGAGTTTGAAATAGCTACTTCTCTATCTAATCCTGCCATTAATCTAGGTATCGGTAGAGCTACTTTAGTTAGTGAGTATTCTGTTAATGAAGTTGTTGATCGTTTACGTATTAAGTCAATAGAGCTTAATAGTAACATGTATTTGACCACGGCTACTGGAATTAAAAAAGTATCACAGCTTAATAATTTTGCTATATCTGATGCTGGTGGTATCCAAGCTCTAGGTATGGATTTATCTTTAAACTTCACTGGATCTGGTGGATTCTTGGGACCTATCCCTCCTACTGCCAATGATGTTGAAGTTGCTTACCGAATAGTATGGGGCACTAAGGATTTTAATAAAAATCTTATATTAGGTGTTCCAAGTGAACGAGCTGTAATTCAAAACATAACACAGATTAACGCTGATGTTGATATATCTTTTGGTGTCCCTTCTGGTATTACTACGGATTATTTTTATCAAGTATATAGAACTAATGTTCAAGTTGTAAACGGTTCTGGCGACGAGATGCGTCTAGTTTTAGAAGTACCTTATGACGGTTACTCTACTGTAATTACTGTTACAGACAGTACTCCTGAAGTCATCCGTGACACAGGTGTGCCACTTTACACAAATGAATTTTCTGGCGAAGGAATATTACAAGCCAATAGTCGTCCTCCAGTATCACAAGACATTTGTCAATTTAAAAACAGAGCTTGGTTTGCTAATACTAAAACAACACAAAAATTAGACATGACTTTTCTTGGATTTGATGGATTTAAGTCGGGTATCGATGCTCCAGCAGCTTCGGGTAATCCCGCAACCATAACACTAGGATTAGGTCATGGAGTCACTGTGGGTCAATATATAGCATTAGCTAATACTACTTCTGTTGACGGGCAGTATCAAGTTACAGCTATTACAACAACAACGGTTACGATAGCTGCTGACAGTGCTTTATTCGGATTAAACTACGTTGTGTACAGATCGTATATTACCGTAACTAAATCTTCACAAATAAATAGATACTTTTTTGTTGGTAAGCCTGAAATAACTAATATAGTTAACAAAGAATACGACAACGTTACTGCTGGTGACTACTTCAACTTAACATCTATTGATGATAAAATTAAATATTCTTTTTGGTTTAATAAAAACATAGCAGATATTACTCCTATTGTTCCAGGTCGTGTTCTATTTAAAATAGACTTGACCGCCCTTTCTCCAGGAGCTACCTCTAGTAGTGTTAGAGAAAAGATCAAAGATGCTATTAATTTAACTGGAGATTTCGGTTGTATAGATGGTTTTGTTACTATTCCAACAAGTGAAATAATTGTTACAACAGCAACAAGTGGAGCCGTAACAGACGTTGTTTCAGCTACACAAGTAGGTACTTCTCTTACTAGTATTTTTAAAGCACAAGATGGTTTTGGTGAAAATCCAGCTTTAGGTTTTGTTAGACTTTCTAGTTACGCATCTCCTGCTGCTGCTATTGAAGATACAGCTAAATCGTTAGTTAAAACTATCACATTTACACCGTCTTCAGCAGTGAATGCTTATTATCTATCTACTGATACTAGTTTACCTGGACAATTCTTTTTAGAAGAGAAGAACTTTTCTAATTCACCTTTTGTTATAACAGGTACAGGATTTATTATTCCTAATCCCTCTTTTAATCCGAGCTTAGATTCTGCTCAAAGTTCTACTAATAATGTTGGAAACAATGTGCTTATGTTCTCTAAAGAACAACAACCTGAAGCGGTCCCTACAGTTAATGCTTTCAGAATTGGTCCACAAGATAAGGCGATCAAACGTATTATCGGTTTGCAAGATAGTTTATTCATTTTAAAAGAAGAAGGCGTGTATCGTCTTACTGGCGAAAATGAGCAGACATTTACTGTAAATTTAATTGATAACTCAGCTACAATTATAGCACCCGACAGTGCTGTTGTATTGAACAATCAGATATACTGTTTAACAACACAAGGTGTGTCTACAATATCCGAGACCGGTGTTGGTGTAATTTCTAGACCTATTGAAAACATACTTAACCGTGTTACTAGTGAGAATTTTACGAACTTTTCAACAGCAACGTTTGGTGTTAGTTACGAAGCGGATAGATCTTATCTTATATTTGTTGTAACAACCGAAAACAATGTTACAGCCAAAGTTGCATACAGATACAACACTTTTACTCAAACATGGACATCTTTCGATAAATCAGCCGTGTGTGGTATTGTTAGTGCTCAAAATAAATTATATCTAGGTACTGACGACATTCCTGCTGTGGAACAAGAACGAAAGAAGCTTACTTCTCGTGATTACGCCGATAGATCTTACGACAGAGCTACTGCGGGTATTTCTCAAAACCGAGTGTACGTTGATAACTCTGTTGATATGGAAATAGGCGACGCTTTGGTGCAGGAGCAATATTTAACTGTTGTTCAGTATAATAATTTAGTTTCAAGATTAAAACTTGATCCACAACTTAACTTTAGTCAAACATTTCCTAAATTGACTGATGTAGGTGGAGCAGACTTTATTAACGCTCTATCTCAATTAGTTACAGAATTAAATACTAAAGATTTGTCCAAGGTTAACGTCGCTGTAACTCCAGCAGATGTAAACGTTGCTCTTAATTACATCACATACAACCCAGGATTAAACGATTATTTATATGACAATGAAGTGGTTAAATATACTGCTGGTGTGCCGCCGATTACAGGTTTAACATCAGGACAGTACTATCAAGTAACTAACATAGATAATACCCTTAATCGCTTCCAGTTAACAACTCTAGCTCCTCTTGCTCTAACGCAACCAATGGGCGGAACTATAGGATTAGCTACATTAACTAAAGGCGCTAAAGTTGCCACTTTTAATTTAGCATTGGATATAGATTTTAACACGTCTTATATTAATTTTGTACAGCATGGATTTGTTAATGGTGATGTTGTAACTTTTAATACGGTTAATCTACCAGCACCTAATGCTCCTATAGCTCCAAATGAACTGGTTGATGGTGTTACTTATAGAATTACAAACGTAACTTCTAATTCTTTCCAACTTAAAACTGATGTCGTAGATTTATTATCCACAGGCAACGGTACTTTATCTGAAGAGTACTATTACGATAACTCTAGTGTTAATTTTGACATGCAAACTCAGTTTAATCTTATAGTTGATTCATTAAATAATTCTAACGGAGTGTTCTTTTCTAATTACACTAAGTCCGAAGGTATGATAGAATTAGATATGATTATTACCTATGTTGACTATTCTCAAAATTTTGTAAACATTCAATACAAAGCTCCCTTTTACATCGGCAGCCTTGTTCATTATAAGAGCATAAAGTCTGAGATAATTTGGTCGTTTTACACTTTAGGTGACCCTTCTCTACTAAAACATGTCAGTGGTGGATCTGTTATGATTGAACAAAACAGTCTTAATAAATTAACTATAGGGTATGCTTCGGACCTTTCTGGAGACTTTGAAAATACGGAGTATACACTAGACGGAGACGGATCTTTTGGTAGATCTTTGTTTGGTAATACGGCTTTTGGCGGTAATGGCACAGCTTACCCACTAAGAACTTTAATTCCTAGACAAAAGCAGCGATGTCGTCATATTAGAGCTAGGGTTTACCAGTCTAGTTGTTTTATGAAATTTAATATATTAGGTATCAGTTATGAATATGAAGTCACTAGTAACAGGGCTTACAGAAGGTAATTATGAAAATAACAGCCTTTAAACGTCTAGTTAAAGAAGATTTTGATGTAGATCAACAACCTTTGATTGAAAAACTAGCTACTGTGTTCAATTTGTTTCAAGAACAAGTTTATAGCGGATTTAATAACAATATAACTTTGGCTGAAAATTTATCAGCCATGACTACAAGTATAACTATTAAAGTCGATGCTCTAGGTCAACCTATAACTAGTGGACAGATAAAGTACACCCTTAAAAGTCGTCTTAGCGGAGCACAGGTGTTGTCAGCGACCAGTAGAGACAATTCCTTGCTTGCGGGTGCTCCCTTTTTAGTCTATTCTTTGAGTGGTAATATTATAACAATAAAGCAGATAACAGGGTTATTACCTAATGTAGAATATAACCTTTCTATTGTGTTTTATGGCTCCTAATTTAACATATATTATATAGAGGTATAACTTGGCTACAGTCACAAATGCAGACGCAAATCGAAATGTTTCCAGTGGTAATGTTACACCACAGCAGACACAACAGACGACACAACCTGTCGCGTCAAGCTCTAATATGTCAACGTTACAAAAATATCTTAATGCAAATAAAGGTTCGGGTCAACGTTTAGCTAATGCTGTTGGAACTACTGTAAGCAATGAAGCTTTAGGTTTAAAAGGTAACACAGAGAACGAAGTAAAACAAGCTACAGATGCTAATACTAACTTTGGTCAACTTAACACGAAAACAGCAGACTACACTAGTAATTTAAATGGCGGTACAACGCAAGTTGTTACACCTACAGCAAAAGCTTATGACGTTAATCAGTATTCAGCAAATTTAGCTGGACAAAATTACGCTCAAACCTTAGCTGCTGATGAAAATAAATTAAATGAATTTCGTGGCGTAGCTGATGCCGGACAAAGTGCTGGAACATCTCTTAGCACTACAGCTCAGAAAACAAAAGAGCAATCAGAAAAAGAAGCACAAGATGCTTTAAAAGCTTCGTATAAAGCTTATGATACAAACAAACAACGTCAACAAAATGTTAATAATTTTAGTGAGCGTGGACAGCTTTTAGAGAAAGCTTTAAATACACAAAATCAACGGTTAGGTGTTAAGAATTTAGACAATGCCTTATTGTCGCAAGATAGATCTGGTACACTAAATCAAGTAAACCGAAATTTACAAGAACAAGTTAGCGGTTTACAAGCTGATAAAACTAGAACTGCTGACATACAAAATCAAATTGGTGGACTTACTCAAACTCAATTACAAAACGAGAAAAGTTTGAACGACCGCTTGAATGCTATGCAAGCAGAACGTGATAGTGTTTTAGATCAACGAGTTATGGATCTTAATACTGCTAAACAGGCGCGTGTTGCTGATTTAAATACACAATACAATACTCTCCGTGATGAAAATAGTGCTACAGCAGAATTTGCTAACCTTTTGGGACTAGACACCGTAGGTGCTGCCAATGCCAATGCTTACAATCAACCCGTAGACGCTACTGATCCTTATTCCGGAGTTAGACTATTCAATACAGTTAGAGCGCCGGAGTATTCAGCTTTGAATAAAGGTCTGGATGTCAGTTTACTAGAAGAAGCTGCTAACGATAGAAGTCAAGTGTTAAATCAGTCTGATATAAACGCATACTCTGATCTAGCTAAATTACTAGGAAATCAAAATGTAGAAAGACAAACTAGTAAATTTTCTGGAGAACAAGTTGGTCAACAATATTTAACTGACGCATTGAAACAAAGAGCTGAAGACTTTAGAACAAAAGATTTATTATCATCATTTATCGGTAGTGGCGGCGCGGATGAAACGCTTTCGCGCTGGAACGGTTTTGGTCACAACGCAGATGGAATGGCCGTAAGTGGTTCGGAAGCACAAGCTTCTTTAGCTGATATATTAAATTCCAATTTAATCAATAGAAGAACGTCCGCTGGAGAACAAAGAGGATCAGCAAGCGGATTGAGAAATGAAGTGGCTGCTAATTTAAACAATGCTGCGTATACTGCGTCCGATGCAAACACTAATATAAATAACGATTGGGGTAATGAAATCGGTCGCGTAGCCTCTAGAGCAGAAAATCAAGCCCGTTCTCAAGTTTTAGATCAAGCTAATCAATATGCAAATAATATCGGATATAACAATTTATTAAGAATTTTAAAAGGAAATACTAATGGCTAAAAAAGAACAAAAAGCTATGGCGGGAGCTGCGTCAGGAGCATCAACTGGTGCCGCATTTGGACCTTGGGGCGCTGCTATTGGTGGCGTTTTAGGCGGACTCGGCGGGCTAGCTGGCGGAGACGATAAGGACGGTTCGGAAGAATTAGCCAAGAATCAAGCTCTATGGGCAGCTTTAACTGCTCCTACGGCTGATGATTTAGCGGTTAATTATAATAGATACGATTATGCGGGTGATATAGCTAACAGAGAAGACGAAGCTCAACAATTATCTATGACTGATAATCTCGAGAATGTAAATTTAGATCCACGTTTAGCACAAGCTAAAACGTCAGCACTAGAAACGTTACAAAAAATAGCGTCTGGTGGATTTACAGCTAATGAATTAAATGATTTACAAAATCAACGTTCTTCTTCAGAAGCGGATTTGACTTCTAAATTAAAACAATTACAACAAAACCAAGATATGCGTGGAGTTGGTAACTCTGATATGGCCCTTGCTCAACGTATGATGGCCGCACAAGGTGCAGCAAATTCATCTGGACAAGCAGCTCGTGACATGCAAGCACAAGGTCTTAAACGTTCTCTTGATGCTATATCACAAGGTGGCGTATTGGCTAATCAATATGAAAATACAGACTATGCTAGACAAGCTGACTTAGCTAACGCTAAAAATACAAGAGAATTAAACAACTTATCACAACGTGCTAATGTTAGTAATTCTAATGTTGATAGATTCAACAACGCTTTACAGTACAATAATACCAATAGACAAGCTAATTTAAATAACAACACTAATATGCAGCATTCTCAACAAAACGCAAATGCTAACGCTAAAAATACAGCATTTGGTAATCAAGTTACTAAGCTTGGTGGAATGACTAATTCTAATGTTAATTTTGCTAACAATCAAATTCAAAATCAAGCTCGTGATAACGCCATGACTGCTGGTGTTTTTGATGGTATTTCTAAAGGTGCCGCTGCATACATTGCTAATAATCCTGATGACAAGAAAAAGAAACCGGTGACATAATGAATAGCGATTTTATTAAAAAACTATTAGCTGGAACACCAGAAGCTATCTACGATTATTCTAAATCTCCAGAAGAGAATCAAATGGTCGGAGCTGCCTTATCTTCAGATAAGATTGCAGCAGATGAACCTATGAATAATGCTATTGATTTAATTGAATCTCCTCGTTTACGCGGGCAACCGTTGGACTTTTCTTCTCAGCCGTTGAACGTACAAGCTGATGTAATACCTCAGCCTTCTAAAATTAAACCGTCACTACCATTTGCATTTAAAGATAAACCTTTAGAACTACCAAAAGAAGAAGCTCCTGTACAAAAGCAACCTTCTATGGAAGAAATTCTTTCTAAGCTTACAGCTAGTGGTACAGTTGACCCTTCTTTAGTTGCGGCACAAGACGACCGTGACAGTATGTTGAAGAAAGCTTTGTGGCTAGATGCTGGTAATGCTTTTGGTCACGCTATGGCTGGTGGAAGTAAAGC